AACATACCCATGTTTCTAATTGCGTTAACATCATTATCAGATGATCCAGGTCTTAAAGTGGACTCAAGCAATCTGTCTGCAACAAACTGTAATGCAGGTGGAATAATTAGTTTCATTCCTCTTAATGCAACAATCATGTTTCTCTCATCAACAAAGTTTGAAATGTCAATAAGAGCATTTTCTAATGATGTTTCATTAAGATCTGCTGCAGTTGATGGTTCATTTCTAAATGTACCACCACCACCTAATGGGTGATCTGTTGCACAAAGTTCTTTGCCATCACCACCTGTGAAGCTTGAATTAAACGCATTGTTTAATGTAGCAGCGGCTTTGACTTGCTTTGTGTGTGCCATTGATCTTGCTAACGCTCTTGTATATCTAGCTCCAAGCTGGTCATACAAATTGTCTTCCATTGCCTCTTCTGTCAATGCAAAAGCTAGTGCAATTGTTTCCATTGTATAACGTGAAGTATATACTTCGTTTGCAGTATCAAAGGTTACTCCAGCACCCTCTGATTTAGTTGCAGCATTTCCAAATCCTGCTAACATTACCTCTTCTTCAAAGGCTCTGTCAGATGACTCTGTCTCATAGATTTCTAAATGCTCTTGATCATAACGATCATATTCCATACCGAATAAAGCGTTAAGACCAGGTTCTAGTTCTTTAACTAGTTGTGCTCGTGATATAGCCATAGTTCAACCTCCCTTACGCTAATCCTGCAGACTTCTGTCCAAATATGTGATTTTGAATCACAACATAGACATTAGTTGCATCTGATGAAACATCTGAATTTTCTGGGTCTTGAGAAATATCAATTGCTTTTAATGATAAAGTTGCGGTGGTTGCACCATCACTAACATTTAACTCAGCACCAGAAATACCTGTTGTAGTAGACCCTGCACTTGTATAAACAATGTCAAAGTTACCAAATAAATCTGCAACCGGAAATGCAGCATTACATTGAATTTCAAAGATAACATTTGGGTCATCTATAATGAAAGCCTCAATGTCTGAAGCATTTGTGCTTGCAGGATAAAAGTTGGAAAAGGTTTCTTTTCCAGTTGTAGGATCTGTAAATCTACAACCATTGAATACTCCAACTATTGGCACTGTACCACCATCAGCGTGTACTTCTACACCACCTCCAGTAACTTGAGCGACCATGTCGCCCTGAAAGATAGCAGTTCCGTAATTGGCAGCAATTCTATATCGGCTTTGACCACCAGTGTAGGGAGCTCCCCCTATCATCTTAACTGGTCTCATGCCAAAAGCAGCATCTTGATTTGCCATTTTTAACTCCTAAGTAAGAATTTTATTAACTTTGCCTCTTGCCACCAAAAGCGACTTGAGACTTCCTTTCTTTAGATATTGGCATTGCAGGATTAGATTCTTTCATCAAGTCTCTATCTACAGCCTCCATCTGGGTGTTGGTTTTATCCATGAAGTATTGATTTCTTTCGTCAACAATCTCCTCTGGAATCCGTGCTAATAAAAGTCCTCCTTGACCAATTACTCCAGCATTTTTGCCTTCATCAATCACTGGGAAGTCTGTGTCTGGATAGTCCTCTGCACGCACAAGTTCATATCCTTCTCTTTGCCGTTTATAGATATTCGCTTTATCATCGTAATCCATAACTCGTTCTCTAATCCACCTATGCTTATATCCTATAGGTGCTGGCGGAGCATCCAATTGTGATGGAGGTGTCCAAGCTTTTCTTCTTTCCTGTTTTTCACGAGTTGCAGACTCTCGGTTAGCTCTATCCACCATATTAGGCTCCTTTTCTGGTTTCAATTTTGGCTACCTCTTTTGCATACTGCTCTAAAGGTATCCTCATTTTTTTTGCAAATGCAACTTGTCCAGGGGTAAGTTCTATTTGCTTTTTCCGCCCACTTGATACGGCTTTGCCGTTTGCAGGTGCGACAGTCTGGGCGACTTTTCTGTCACTCTGAAACTTATGTGGAAATTCAACTCTCATACGTCTATCTATTTCCCTGTAATAATCATCTGTAGATGGATCAATTCCATCTTCACTTACAACTTGCTCATGAATAGCTTGTGCTCCTCTGGTCATAACCATGTCTTGACCAAACCATGTATTTTTATCAAGCCAACCTTGTAATTTTGGATCTAAGTCTTGTTTTTGCGGGGTCTGCCTCGCTTGAGGGGTGACTTCTTGATTTTGTCCCTCATTTTTTTCAGTTCCCTGAGTTTCGGTTCTAAGTTTTTGGATTCTAAGTCTTTCGTTCTCAATAGCAAGTTTAGCCATGAGATCGCTTGCCTCAGACATTTTTTCAGCATCTCCAGCATCAAAAGCCTCCTTATAAAGTTTTTTTGCTTGTGCAGATTGTGCCTCTATTCTATTTCCAAACTCTGAAGTGTAACCAGTATTAAGTTGCTTTAGTTGTTGTTGCAACTCCTCGTTTTTCTTTTTTTGCTCTTCTGCATATTTAAAAGCAGCATCTGCTTCTTCTAAAGCTTGTTTTCTTTTAGCTGTTAATTGATTAATGCGTTTTTTAACATTGTCAGAATAATTTTCTAATTCTTCTTCTGTTTCTTCAGAACGAACATTTGTTCGCTCTTCTTCTTTTGTCTCAACTTTAGGAGCTTCAGATTTTTCATTTTCTGATTCTTCAATGTCAACAATTACGTTTTCTTCAACGACTTCTTGTTCTAAATTTTTTTCTTGTGTGTCATTCATGTTACTCTCCACTATACATAAGAAACATCTGTTGGATCAAGTATTTTTGCTATAATATTATCATCATTTATGAGTCTTAGCTCAAGACCCTCCACTTTGAACCTATTTCCAGCATATCTACCCATAAGCACCCATTCTTTCTCAGAACAGTAACCTCCACTTGGGAATTTATCTTTGTCTTTGTAAGCGTCTGGACCCATTTTTACGACATAAGCAACAACAGTTGCAAATGATTCTCTTTCTCTAGTAGCGTCTGGTATATAAATGCCACCTTTTGTTTTTTCTTTAGGATAGTAAGGTATAACTAAAATTCTATACCCAGTTGGTTGTGGCAACCTATCAAGTAATGAGGCATCTAACTTTGATGGATCATCTTCATTTTTGTTAGGTTCTGCATTTTTACCAAATCCCTTTGATATTGGTGATGGAGTTGGGTTTAACACTTTTTTTCCCAAAATGCGATCTGGGACATATAATTTTTTACTCATTTTCTATACCTTTCATCGAGGTTCTTATTTCTTCTTCACACCAAGTCAGTCCTCGTATTTGACCTGTTATGAACCGATAATCTTCCATAGAAGTTATCGAACCATCTGCCAAAGATTGTGTTAATTCATCTCTTCTTTGGCGAATGTTCTTTAATAAAGTTTGAGCTACCTTTACGCCATCCATATCAATCTTCCATCACTGACGTTAAACACATAGGGCATTTGTATTCTTTATAATTGTATATACCAAGTTCTGGTATAGGCTCCTCATGTTTTATTTCTTTCATAGCTATTTTATGAATATAACAAATTACAACTTCTTTTTTTTCTTTTTCCATTACTTGGTTAAGCCTTTTTGCTTCTCGTATGTCCGCAACCCGCCAATTCCCAACATACCTCCAAGAACAGTTAAAAGTGTACCCATATCAAATTCCGGCAAATCTGGTAACTCTGCACCTGCAAAACTAGCACCAAATATGATTAGATCTTTTACGATAAAATGATATGCGAAGGCAATCGCACAGACCCACCCAACAGCGGGTCGCCAACCGCCCTTAAATATAGAGCCACTTGCAGCCTCTGCCTTATTAATTTCTAATTGAGCAAGTAACGCCTCTTGAGCGTGTTTTTCAGACATGGTGGCTATCTCGTGGGCGAGCTTTGCCTTTTGATCTGCGTCTGGGATAAATTTATCAAGTAGCCCAGTAACTGGGCCTATAAGTGCTTGTAACATTGCTACCTCCTAATATACCTTCACTTTTTTATCATCAATATTTGGTATGAGTTTACACATACACTCATAATTTTCAACTTTTATCGGAACTTCTATTTTTTGACTACTCAACCTCTCAGCATAATATAAACAATCATTAATGTTTTTAAAGTATATCCCACCATTGAAATTATCATTTAGATAACACATGAGAAAAAACGCAGTCATTTTTTTCTAGCACGTTTTAAAGATTCTTTGGCAGATTTAGCAATTCTAACTACCTCTGCTTTTTTCATTACTTTTGCCCTTTGTTCCATGACAGTAAGGATTTGAATTTTTCTAGCATAAGGCTTGTTAATTCTTTTAACTTTTCTAACTGTTGCACGAGCATCAGCAGGAGTTGCAAATTTAATCCTAACAGTGTCTTTTGGATTTTCGTCAGTGTAGAGTCTTCTGCCTGAACCTTTAGGCTTTTTTCCTGTACCAGTTTTTGGATCTTTTTTTGCCATTTATTTACCATTCTTTGCCATGTATGCTGATGTACCCATATATGTACCAACAATACCTGCTCCTGATATGTAAAATAAATTACTTATATCTGCTAAAGCTTCTACTCGTTCTATTGGCACTAAAAACATTGCAAGTGTAAATACTCCCATTCCTATCAATGTGTATCTTGCCATTCTTAATTGTGCAAGATTTTTTCGTAGTTTTGTTTCTGTCTCCTTAATTTCTTTTGCTCTTTGAAGCTCCTCGTCTGTGATTGTGTTGTCACCATCAAGGTCGTACTGATTTAAAATAGAATCTTTTTGTAGTTTTTTTTGTGTCATCTTCTACTCTCTTTATAAACCCATGCAAGAAAAAATAAAAAACCAACTACTGTGCAAGCTAGTACAAAGTAACCTATGTATTCCCATATTTTCCTATAAAATTCTTGTCTAGCATAGACTTCTTCTTTTCTTTGTTTTCTAATTTGTGCTTCCATTTGCAAAATCTCGTTCCAAGAATTACTACCATAATGAAAATTTATGAAGGTCTTTAACTCTTGACGTTGAGCCTCTAATTTCTTTTTTGCTGTAAAAGCCTCTATCGCACTAGCTTCTATTTCATTGCCTTTAAATAACTTTCTTAATGGAGAAGCGTTCTTTGCAGTTTTTTCTGCGTTGTCAATATCACTCAACGCTGACATCCAGCGTCCTAAATCTTTGCCCATAGATTCAATTTCACGACCTGCTTGAAAACCACGTTTGATTGCGTTGAAAGCAGTATTAGCTGCTGTAATTGCTACGCCTATGGTTGCGGGATCCATTAGAATATCCCTTTAAATTTTTGTGGTTTAGCTATATCAGAAAACTTTTTTATTATACCGCCGTTACGCTTTTTTACTGGCTTTTTTGCTTTTCTTTTTTGGCTTGTTGATTTCGGCTTTGATTTCCCCGCTGTCGACAACGCTATCGCTATTGCTTGTTTCTGCGGATATTTCTCCTTCTTCAACTTGCGTATGTTCTGGCTGATTGTTTTCTGGCTTTTGCCTTTCTTCAACGGCATCTACGACTCCCTCTTTAACAAGCCTTCTTTGTCTTTTCTTCTCTCTTTCAACTTCCCAAATTTTTTCTCTTACTGAACTTGACATAATTTATCCTTTCATAGCTTTCATTGCTGCAATATCTCTAGTAGTTTGATCTCGTTGATTAGCTAATTCCTCTTGCTGATCTAATCTTTGTTGATCTAGTAAAATATCATTTCTCTCTTTCTCTCTCTCAAGAGTTTGCTTTGAATCAAATTGATCTTGCTTTTGTGCTATCTCTTGACCCCTAAGTGCCAACTCTTGTTTTCTAATTGTTACAAGTGGATCTTCACTTGGCGGAGGTGTCAACGCTTGTGCATATTGTTCTTGTATCTCTGCTGCTAACTCTGCACTTCTTGATGCCATTTGATCCTGTATTACTTTCATTGCGTTTGGATCTTGTTGCATCATTGCTTGTTGTTCCGGTGGTATTGTAGCCATTACTTCTTGTTGTGCTTGTAGCTCTGACATCATAGCAATATGCTCAGATATATGCCCTTGAAGTGTCATCACAATAGCTGCATTTGATTGTGCAACTGGTGTGCTTATCATAGCTAAATGTGCAGTAATATGTGCTTGATGATTTTGTTCTGGAAAAGCATTTAAGCCTTGACCCTTTAATGCTTCTTGATTTTCTTTTGCAGGGTTCATGGGCATAGGCTGCGGGGGAGGTTGTAACACAGCCTCTATGTTCGTAACTCCTAATGCTTCATACATTTTTCTGTAAGCCTGATACATACCATTCGGCCCATGAATTTCTGGATTACTTTGAGCTAGTTGTAATTGTGTTTGTGCCAAAGCAATACGTTGTGACATAGAAAAGATGTTTGGATCAGAAACTGGCAATATATCAATTCTGTCATCAAAATCTGACTGTTTAATTTCTGGTGGTGCTCCGGGTACTTGATATGGATACATGGGTACATCCATAGCAAATATCCTTGATAACAGCTTAAACTCTATTTTTTGAGAATAGTGTAAACGCTTATGGATCGCAGACATTACTTTTGTGCCACGTTCCATAATAGCCATTGTTGTGCCAACTGGTGCGTTGCCTTGCATCTCTCCAACTTTCATGTCGGCCATTGATGCAAAGCGTCTACCAGAGTCGATAAGAGTGCCAAGTAATGAATACAAGGTTTGAGATGGCTCCTTAAATGGTAAAGGCATGATTGCTTGACGCAAATCCATACCCACCATATCTACATCTCTGAACTCGCCAGGATTTAGCGGAGACTCATCATCTCTAATCCTTGCACCTCTTGCTTTAAATCCTGCAGGTAAATTAGATAATGTACCTGCGTCAATTAGTTGTCTAAGTATTGATGTTGATGCTCTTGATAGACCACCTATCATATGAGTAAGGCCAAAGCCATAAAAGCCAAGACCAGGTAAGAACTTATAATGAACAAAATAAGGGATCTTCCTACGGAACGGATCACCTTCATTGAAATTCCTTTTGATTGATAATATTTCACCAGATTTCTCCACTATAGTAACAACATAGGGCATCTTTAATCCAGTGGGTTCTCCGTCTTGGCCGATATCTTCAAAGCCAATTAAATCTAAATCTGTGTGAACTTCATATAATGTTATCTCTTCGTTGTAACTAGAACCTTTTTCTACGCCTTGTATGTCGTCAATTGTTTCTTTGATCTCATCATAATTCGCTCCACCGCTATCAGATGAGGGTAAATCTATATCCTTGTAAAACCCTTGTAGTTGTAATTTTCTAATCTCATTTTTATCCATACGAACAACATGAGTAATGCGTGTAGATGTTTTAAGATCTGTTGCATTGTAAGGAACAATTAAATCCTCTGCATGAACAAACTTAGAAACAGCTCGCTGCATTGAAGGGTCAAAATAAATCTTTTTAAATGCTGAACCTACAATTGGAAGATAAAATAACATTTGATCTAACTCTGGATCATACTCTTCCATTTCATAAGTTATTTGATAATTCATATAATTTTTAACACGCTCTGCTTGTGCAAGTAATTCTGGGTTCTCTGCACCTACAATGTGTGTTCTAACAGGTCCACTTGCTGGTAGCATTTCTCTATATGCTTGTGCTTGAAACTGTGTAACGCTTTCTGCTAGTAATGGGTGAACTACGCCAGATGCACCCTCGAAAGGCTCTGCCCTATCTTCATAGTTCATGCCTAATAATTCTAAACCACCTTTGTACTGATCTTCCCAATCTCTTCTTGATGATATGTCTTCATCAATATCACCAGTTATATCGCTAGATATAACACCAAGATCTGCGTCATCTATAAATTCTGCTAAGTTGGCATTAAATGGTACTGGCATAGATGCTTCTAATTGTTCTTGCATTTCACCAATAATTGCAGACCCATCTTCTAGTTCTGTAACACCCGGAGTTATCTCTGCTTCAGGTAAAGGAACTTGAATACCTTGTGGTTGTTCTGGATTCTCTACACCATTTACTTTTTCAATAGCCATGATTATCTAAGCTTAAACTTTCCACCTGCTCTTGCGATGCCCATGCCTTTGCAGACACCACCGCCTTTTGTCATTTTGACAACACCACCAAGTTTCATAGGCTCTGCTCTCAGTAATTTAAAATCTTCACCAGAAATCCTACCATCTTTATTCTTATCCAATTTCTTTTGACCACCAACAAGTTCCTTTGTTGGATCACCACCCTCTTTCATCTTGACAGCATCTTCTTTTTTTACTTTTTCGATTGCCGCTGCAAGTCCACCATCTTTTTTACCCACTATCTTTTTTAGGAACTTTCTTCTGCCCTCAAATTTTTTTGCCTCTTTTTCTGGTCTTTCATTAATTTCAATGACCCTAACTGCGTCAATTAAGTCTGGACCTTTTTTTCTATCTTTAGGGGCCATATTACTCTCCTGTCTCTGGGTTAATCATTCTCGATTTAGTCATATCTACAACTCCACCCTCACTAGCCATCATAATTGACTGCTTTTGAATACTAAACTGACTTTTTGAGTCTGGAGTAATATCAAACTTTTGTGGCTTCGCTTTAACCTTAGTCTTTTTTGCTAATTTTTTCAAATTTTTTGTAAGGATAGCATCTTTCTTTTTTTGTCTATCAATTGTCTTTATACCAGTTTTACCACTGCCAACTGTCTGTATTACTTTGGCTATACCTTTAAGTGGATCTTTTGTTGGATTTTTAATTGCCATCAGTAATACTCCATCTTTCTTCTGTAGATTGGCTCAAACTCTTCATCGTCTGGTGCAGTTATAAAACCACCTTGTCTGAATCTTAGTATAGCCTGTGTCATCGAATCTGCCAAGTCATCATGATCGCCATGTGGAAAACTAGCACATTCCTCTACAACTTCTTCTGCAAAATTAGCGTCTGGTCTCCAGACCATGCCACTCTCAAAGACTGGTGCACAAGCGTTCATTCTTGCAAATTTATCTGCACCTTTACTTGGCGTAAAAGGAGTAACCGGCACACCCATGCGTCTTAACTCTTGTGTAAGTGGCGTACCACTTGCCTTTTGCTCAATCAATATCATGTCAGGATCATATGCTTCTGACAGTTCCATTGCTTTTTGTTTAAGTTCTGGGAAATCCCATCTGCCTTTCTCGGCATCAAGCAAGATGATGGCATCTCCTTCTCCCTCAACTGGAGTAAAAATACCCCAAGTAGTAATAGCACTAAAATCAGAACGCTCATTTTTTGTAAACGCTGTGTCGTATGATTGTATGATATACGAGCAGGTAGGTGGGTTATCAGGATTCCAAATATTCCACCACTCCCTTTTTATTATCGCTCCCTCTTCCGCAGTCGGATTTTGCATATACTGTGCGTTCCATTTGCCTACGGGTATTGAGGCTTTCACGCCTTCTAGCTCGTCTTTGCTCCAATATTCTGGCCAAAGTACGTTTCCAGTCTCTGGAAATATTGCCGGAAACTCTACTACTTCCCATTTATCTGCACCTCCTTGAGCTTGCTTTTGTAACACTCTTGCTGTGAGATCTTTAATCCCCCAACGTGTCATCACTATAATGATTGAGCCACCAGGTTGCAATCTTTGTCTTGGTCCAGATGTGTACCATTCATAAATACTGTCAAGTGCAGTAGGACTTAACGCATCTTGTTCTGATACTGGGTCATCAATAATCAATAAGTCTGCACCACGACCAGCTAACGCACCACCCACACCAACAGCGTAGTATTCGCCACCTTTGTTCGTTGACCATCTACCAGATGCCTTGGCATCGGCAGCTAATTTTACATCTGGAAATACATCACGGAAATCATCACTATCAATAAGGTTTTTAACCTTACGACCAAAACCAACAGCTAGCTCTGCCGTGTGCGTTGCTTGTATTATCTTTAAATCTGGTCGTCTGCCCATAAGCCAAGATGGAAATAAATAACTGGCAAACTCTGACTTTGTGTGTCTAGGTGGCATATTCACTATCAAACGCTTGATCTTGCCATCTGCTACTTGTTGTAATTTATCTGCGTATATCTTGTGGTGCCTACCCTCAATGAACGAAGGCCATATACGCTTAACAAAATCCATGTATAAATCTTGTGATACTTTTTGTTTCTCAAGCATATTTAAACGCTCAAGCATTGGTGCTATCTTAGATAACTCCTCATCACTTAAATATTCTGTGTATTCAAGGTTCATGAACCGGAGGCTAGAAACTCATCAACTGCACTTACTAACCCACCTTCTTGTTTGGCAACAACTGGCTTTGCCGATACGCCAGTTAGTAACTCTATCAATTTATTTAATTCACCAGTGTCAAATGTTACTGGACTTATGTTTGCACTAGATGGTGCAAAAGGACTAGCAACCACAGTTGGCACAGGTTCTGTAACTGGACGTGGAGCACCGCCACCTATTACGTTGGGTGGCTTGTCATCATCTTTTTTCTCCTCAACAACCGGTGCTATAGGTCTTTTAATTATAGGAAGTTGATTATCATCACTACCAAAAATCTCTTCATCTGGATTTACGCCAGTAATTGTTCTGCCAGAAGCATCAGTTATAGCCGTTATCCTGCCTCTGTTGTTTCTTATCAATTGACTTTCTGGTATGGTTTTAGATGTAAAACCAGTAGTATCGCCCTCTGGACCAATGGTATCTCTTTGCAATCTGCCTGTAAATTCATCCATGTTTCTAGCTGGTGTGGCAGTAAATCCTCTAATCATTTCAGTAAAAGATCTCGGTCTACCTAAAGCAACATCTATTGCCATTTGCTCTCTTGGTATTCTTTCAAATATATTTAACGCAGATGGTATGCCAGACAATATGTTCGGATCATCACCCTCGCCAGTTCTTCTTTGGCCTTGAGGAACATTGTATAATCTTTCAATGTCTCTCATACGCCTATCACTAAACGGCAAACCTACGTTTTCCTCAAAATCCTCTGGTGCAGTTGATTTTTGAGTTTGTGTTTGAAAAGTTAAAGGACCTCTTTCTGCAACCTCAATAGCCTCATCTATGTCTCTAAGTTCTCTTAATTCTCTTTGCTCTTGAGGTGTGGTGCCTTTTGTAGTGTATTGAATTTCAGATTGACCTGGAGCGTACATTTTAGGAAACATTCCCCCACCAATTCTTGCACCCATAGTTCCAACTTGCTCTTCATAATCATCTGGCGGCGGAGAGAGAGTTACTCTCTCTTGAAAATTTGCTAAATCATCACTAAAAGTTGTAGGTCCTAACGCCCTACCTCTATCTGCTAATACGTTTTGTTGCAATTGCTCTTCTATTGTCGGTGCTCTATCACCAACTAAATTGGCTATAGCTCTTGCTTGATCTTGTGCAACTGTGCTTCTTGTTGACTTAACAGTCGGAAGACCACTCACGCCTGGTAATCCAAAGTTTTGAAAAGTTGGTTGTATGGCAAATGGATCAATCTGATCTGTTTTTTTACCTAAATCTAATATATCAGCGTCACCTAGAATATCACTTGCACTATCCGCAGATATGTATGTTGAAGCCGGAACATTACCTGCCATGACTTGTTGCAAATCTTCTGCGTTTCTTTTGTTTAATTCAGCGATACCACTTGGTTTTAGTGAACCATCTTTGTTGAAAAAATTATCTTCTTCAGTTAAAGCAACCTCATTCCTATTGTTAATTTGTGCTTTAATTTCGTTTAGAGTATTTTGATCAAAATTTAGGTTTGTGCCTGTGGCTGCTTGTGTACTAAAATTTTGTCCAGATGGCATTGTTAAACCCATTGGCGTGGCAGAACTTGGATCATCTGCAAATACATTCAAAGGATCATCACGAGTGCCAGCTTGTATCATTTCTGAAGTCAAACCTATGCTTGGTGTTGGATCTTCCTCTGAACCTACATCATCTATTGATGTATCACCACCGCCAAAAGGATCAGAAGGATCACTAAAACCAGCAAAATCACTAAAAGAAGCATCCATTGGGTCTCCACCATTTTGCATCATTGCAACTGGCTCGTTAAATATATCTATGTTAGCAGCGGGTGCCATCATAGGGTTGGCACCCACCATAGGTGCCATACTCGGAGGATTAAGCGATGTTGCACCATTCATTGATTTTAAAAAGTTGTTAAATGTGCCTCTACTACTTGCTGTGGTGTCTAATTTTATAGATGGTGGCTGTGCAGGTGCTGCCGGTGTCGGCATAAAACCACCTAAAGGTCCATTTGCCATTAAAAATCTCCAAAAAAGCTTCTTTTGAAGATATTATAATACTAACTTTCTTTTTGCAACATCATTGTCATCTCACGATTGCTCTGATCGAGCAATCTTGTTACCCAAATCTCATCTTGTCGCTTCTCTGCATCACCAATTGTGTGATCTATGGCGTTGCATAGCTTCCAAATACGCTCTTTTTCAAATTTTGTTAGTGGTTTTTTGTCATCATCATAACTTTTTATGGTTTTAGCTGCTTTTTCTGCCTTTTTGGTGTCAATCCAATACAAAACTGCGTACTTTACAGACAATGGTATGCGATATTTGTCCGTTTCGTAACATCTGTACCCTCTTTCGCTAAGACCAAGCCTCTTTGCCATGTCTATCTGACTTAAATTTAGGTCTTTGCGGTGAGTTTTTAGCTCATCACCACTCCAATCACTAAAACTTTGGTCGTTCTTTTTCATTTTTGCTCCTTTAACACGCCACTTAGAATTAAATCGCTAACCAAATCCTCATCTGAATGAAACCTAACTGCACTGCCTGTCCAATCACAAGCAAATGACGCATAAGTACGCCTCATATCCTCCCTGTTCTTAAACGCCAGTTTGGATTGAGTTGTCATCTGATCTATAATTTGTGATGGACTTCCAGTAAACTCAGAATACCCATCACCACTTTCCATGATATATGTTTTCATAATCTTAACATAGGATTTGAGTGCCTAAAGGTCAAGAAATTTTTTTATAAAATTTTTTTTAGCTGCCGTTTCTAAAACATTGGGGGGTATTTGAGGAAAACCGAGTGCGTTGCTACCCTATAACGCAAAAACAAAAAAAGGGGGGCATATGGTATGCCCCCCACCGAAGCTATTTCGAGTAGCTCGGTTACTTATAGATTCTTTTGACGTACTCAATCGTTTCGTCTTGTTCATCTAATACTTTATCAATGATATTAATATGACTGTAAAAAAACAATTGGTTTGGAAATGGATTCAAAGTTGCGTAATCTTGGAGAAGTTTTCCATTATCAGAATCCAACTCATACTCGCCACCTAAAATTGGAGTTGGTTTAAATTGTAAATTATACTTTTTATTATTCGCTTTGATTGTTTTATTGATTGTCATAATTGACTCCTTGTTTATGTTTGTGAAGTTAATCAAGTCTAGTTACCTAGACTTGATATTCTGTTGTTAAACCATGTCTTTAATGACTCTGCTAAGTTACTAAACACATGGGAATCTGCATTGTTATCAATGATAACTTCGCCTTGAGATTCTCTCTCAACTTGCTTTGGAATCTTGTATCCATTCAAGTCGTAAAGACCATTAGACGTACCATTTAAATGACCATAGTATTCTTGAGTCAAACAAATAACCAAACTACAATCGCCTAGTTTACGTCTTATAGTGTTAATGGTTCTTCTTACAGATCTTGCATCATTAATACCAACAGAGTCCATAATCTCACGAGTAGTCGCACCATTATCTGTTTGTAACATCTCAAAAACTTGATGGAGTTTGGTATTTCTTGGCATTGTATTTTGTAAGTTATCAATAAACTTTTCGCCTTGTCTTACAACTTGGATTCTATGATTGATTGTATAATCAAACATATTAACAAGAAACATAATCCAATTTTTTAACTTAGTATTGTTTACTGTTCCTTGATGTTGTCTAAACTCAATCGTTCCTTTTTGATTTCTAATATCAATATTAGATAAGTTAACAGAATAAAACTTTCCATTAATACAATTCTTTAATTGAGTCATATCTCTAGAATCTTCTATTCTATTTAAGAAACCATTTATAGGACTTGCATATCTTGAGTTTCTGCGACTAGGTGCTAAGAAACTTGATATGAAGTCTTGATATTGTGCATATCTATAAACAACGTCTTTGATAACTTCAAATTGAAACATATCATTTGAGTCTTGGAAGTATTGGTTTCTATCTTTAAACAATTGAATTGATTGTCTGTTAAAATCCTCACAATTCATTGTTATTGGTTTCAATCCAAAATGAACATGATGACCACATTGACGAGTTATTCTTCCACCATTTGCAATAATCAAATCATTAACTTGACTTGAATATTGCCAAGTAGATTCTGCTTTACTACTCAAAGGTGGAAAGATAATCTCACAACCATTTGGAAGACTCGCATCGTGTTTAACTTTTATAAAGTTTAAAGTTGGATGATTTGCAAAGATATTGATTCCATCTCTTACAGATAAGGAGTCAACTTCTCTTTCAAATCCTATTGCTATATCAATCATAATAAAGTCCTTTCGTAATGATTAATGTTTGTGCGAATCAATGTTAACATTTTTAAGCGAACATCTCAAGCATTGAATACCTATTTATGAAATTAATTTAAACGAATAAATCAAACGAATATTAGATTGTTCGCTCAAAAAACCGGAAAAAGCTGCAAGCTGCAACCTGGTGCTGCAGATGTCCGGATGTCCGAAGTCCGACAGTCCGAGTCCGATGTCCGATCATACCGAACAATAGTTCGCTTGTGCTTCACGCCGGTCTAGCGTTGCAGCTAGGGTGTCAGCTGCGCTGCTACTGAAGGGCGAACAATCCCAGAATTCTGGGACTTTTTTTTTAGGCGGTGTAGAACGGGCCGGGAAGCGTGAGCGAACAATAGTTCGTGCGGTGACAGATCCGGCAGCAAAACGATCAGCTTGCGGCCGCCGGGACAAGCTGAAGAGCGAACAATCATTCGCTCCGAGCACACCGGTGCAGCAGAAGGCAGCGAACAATCATTCGTTATCACCCGGACGGCAGCAGAGGCACGAACAAAAAGACCCAGACCGGTGAAGGATCTGGGTCCGAACTCCGAACAATGTCCGAAATTATCTAGGTGATGAGAAGCAGATAGAAGAAAAAACCGAACAAGGTGATCGCTGCTAGTGCGTTAACGATAAACATTCCGAACATCTTAACCCCCAAAGTAAAAGTGTTGAGCAAATTGCAACAGAGTTTTTTCATCTTGTCCCTCTGTTCTTTCCCATTGGGTTCCCCAGTCTTGCCCTTGCAGTTCTGCCGTCACTGGCTCGCCATACTCATTGATCTGACCAACAATCCTTGTTGCCGGACCCCCAGTCCCCAAAAGAAGTTCATAGCCTTGAGTTTTCTTAACCTCTAAAGGATACTGATTAATTTCTTCAAGACAGTAATCGCACTCGCCATTATGTGCGTCTAGTTTATTCATGAGTTCTTTAATGCTTTCCATGTCGCCTTGACCAGGAACAACATATTTTTTATTTTGTTGTGTCATAATGACCCCCTTTTGTTTCGTTTGCATATATATTATATGGTATTCAATGCCTACTTGTCAACCTCTAAATAATTTTTTTTCAAGCTGCCAATGTTCGCAGCAGCGAGCTGCTTGCGGCCTGGTGCCGGAGCGAACAATAGTTCGCTAGTCTTCTGCAGCGTGCTGACCGCCGTAGCTAATGCGTAGCAGCTTCCCGCTGCTGAGCCTCCTAGACCGAACAATTGTTCAAGGTGCTCGACGCCGAGCACGTCAGAACGAACAATAATTCGTTTAGCAGCTTGCGTCCAGTCCGACACCGAACAATCATTCGCTTCAACAGCTTGATCCGGCAGCTGCACGCAGAGCGAACAATGCAGCAGAAGGCACGGCAGAAGCCAGTCCGACAACCTCCGACACCGAACAAGTCCGAGTCCGAAAGTCCGACTGGAAAGTCCGATCCTCCACGCATGACCGAACACACCAAGTGTATGCGTTATTTTTGGGTATTTATGTTATCATGCTCTATCGTAAGTGGGTCGTCTTGGGTCTTTGTGGCTACTTTCATGCGTTTCTGTGCAAGTTCTTGAAATTCTTGTAGTTTTTCTACTATTTGTTCTCTTGTTAGACTGTCAACTTGTTCATGTAGCACATGAGCCTTATTGACTAGCAGTCCAGTTGCTTTTAATCTGAGTTCTTCAGCACGGATTGCATCGCCATATTTCTCCCTATCTATGGCTAATTCACGGATCTTTAACAGATCACGCAGCGACTTTTCAATTGTTACACCGAACCTTGACCGAGCTTCTTCTTGCATCTCCTGGTATCGCTCTTGCACCACCGGGTTACGCAACAAGCGAACAGCATCAACACCAGGGTTCGCATATCCAGCCTTTCTTGCTGCTGCAGTCTGCGTCATATCCTTGTGCATAAAGTTATCAAGGAAAGCCTGTTGTTTATCAGTCAATCTTTTCTGACCAGCAAGCCTTTGCTCTCTTGATAAATCTTCTCCTACTTTTGGCATTATGTTTTCTCCCATCTAAATTTTAACTGCCCATAGATTGGCAACCAATCTCTATTCGGTCTAGTTGTCCAACCTTTGTTTTCATTCCAACCACCAGTTTCTCCCATAATTTTCCACCCCACACCACGCAAACTAGAACCTGACTCGCTTTGTAAGGTATATGTTATCATCTTCATTCCACCCATCTGTTGCCATATTCTCCAACACCTTCCATACAGAAACGAACAAGTATTCTTTGGTGCGTTAGAGTTCACACAAACACGCAACACCTCTGCCGTGAATCCGTCATCTAATCTCCTTGCTATAGGTCTACCGACTATTGCTACACCGAATAATCCATCACAACTAGCTCCGATTGCAAACTTGCCACCTTGTGTTGGTTTGCTATGTCTATGAAAGTTCGCTACAAACTCATTAGCTTCTTGTATGCTCATTGGTACTGTTTTAAGTTTCAAAGTTCGCACCTTTTGCTGCAGTAAAACATAGGGTATGGGGTGGGTTACTTACCACCCCCCTATACCCCCTTATAGGGGGGAAGTTCGGTAAGTTGGTAAGTACCAATAAAATCAATGACTTACAAGACAAAACCAACTTACCATAATAAGAAGTAAGTTGGGTAAGTAAATTTAATTTATCCAATAAAAACAATAACTTGCTACTTCCCTCTATAATCTACTTACCAAGTAAGTTGGTAAGTGGTAAGTAAATTACTCATAAATCACCAAAACATTGTGGAAATCTGTACGTTTATACCATGACCCATTATCGGTACATTCGTACCCCAAATCACGCATACCACCCCACGTTTGAACCCAACAGTAATGGCACTCGCCATCGCCGAGTCCACCACCTTTGTAACAGTTCATTTTATGATTTATGTCTAGTTTCATTTTTTGGGTTAAACCCATCTCAACTGCACAACCAAGACAGATTGTTCTTTTATTCACAATCAGTTCTCGGTTACGCAATATGAGTTCATTGCACTTAGTACAACGTACTTTAACTCGCTTTGAATTTGGCAAAACCATCTTCATCTTCCTCATAATAAACAATCATACCATGATCAAAATCACTGTATAATGGTACATTTTCTAATACACCTATGCCATTCTTGGCATCTCCTTTAGAAATCTTAACCCACATATTTTCTGAGGCAACATTTAATGCTCTACCTTTATCATTTACCGGAAATCTAACCTTAGTGTATCCATCTTGCTCAAATGTGGAATCACTAGATAAACCCCAACCTTTAGGTATATGCACCACGTTTTTTTCCTCAAACTTCAATGCTTCAATTCTTTTTTGCTTTCTGTCCATTATGAACCTACCTTTCTTGCTAGATTTAAATTAAGTTCTTGATATTCTGAAGCCTTTGCTTTGGCACTATACAGATATGTTTTATCTAAACCAAAGTCATCATAACCCTCTTCTATGGTCTTAAAGTAAGAAGTAGGTGGTATGGCAATACCTTTCCTACGCATCACATAGAGCATTATTTTACCTTTGGCTCCCGGAATATCTGATTGCACTCTTATCTTATTGTATAGGAAAGGATAACCCTCAAACCTATCCAAAGCCTTTTCACACTTCTTTGTGATCTTCCAAAGCACAATAGGAACAGTACCCTTTGGGTCTTTAACAATGTCTGCAACACTATTAAAGACAAGCCTATAACCTTTTAAATGGAAACTAATCATAGGCTTTGCGTCAGGACAACGTATCTTCATGCTTTCTTTATTTAAATTTGCACCATATGCACCATATAACATTACTCTACCTTTCATTAACAAAATTAATTACTTCACTAAAATCATTAGCCTTGAGCAACAATGAAAATTTACTCTTGTTAATGTTGATGTTATGAACCTCATAATCATATTTATTAAAATATATGGCTAAATCTTTAGTATGATAGATAGATACGTCATCAAATGACGCATCTATCCAATTATTGGGAATAGCAATCATTAAGCAGTTACTCCCTCAAAAATATGCCAAGCAACATCAAAAGGCAAAAAGTTCAAACAAGTATCCTTTGGGTGCTTTTTTTCCATGTGCTTTTGAAACACTGTGGCATTGGCCACTTTTTTAGGATAGGCATAAAGTTGGTTTTTATCAGTATCAACACAAATATATTTTGTGTTCATATCTCTTTTGAGTTTCTTTTGCTCAACATGATCATACATCTTATCTTGGCACCATGTATCCAAAGGCTCAAATGAATCACCACTTTGCTTGGCTAGATAACTCTTAACCTTTTCCACATCTTTCCATGTAAATGGTTCTATTGCATGATGTCTATCACAACCACCATGACCATCATTATCTACATAAACTGCTTTCTTACCATCAATGTAAAGGGTCGCAGTGTAACATGGGGTTTCTTGACTACCACTTGCAAAATACTTAATATTTTTAAGTTCTAATTTCATAACAAAACTCCTTTTTAAAAATGTTATAATTAATAAATAGGCACTCAACACCTATATGTCAATACTAAAAGTCAAATAATTTTAACTGTGGCTTAACATTTTTAATTCTTGCTTTGGCAATTTCATAATATTCGCTTTCTTTTTCTATTCCAATGAAGCTAAAATCCTCCTCTCTAGCTGCCATTCCAGTTGATCCACTTCCCATAAATGGATCGAGAACCACACCTTCCTTTGGCGTTATCAAGCGAACAAGGTATCTCATTAGCTCAACTGGTTTAACTGTTGGGTGAGTGTTCGCTGCAACCTCACCACCCAGTCCAAATTTACGCTCTTCTTTTGATGTCTTTGCACAATAAAAATACCTAGACGCATTGCCCTGGTCGCCATATGCTGGCATGAATTGTTCGGTATCTGCCAGTTCACCGGCAGTCCAAATCCCCTTGTGTGTTCGCTCTCTGCTGACCTCCGTGCTGCTAGTTTCCGGGAATATTTCTTGCACTTGTTCGCTGCCATCGTGCATCACATTGCTCGGCCAACGCCCTCTTGGGTCTGCATCTGCAAACTCCGAACCCTCCGACTTCATGCCACTATTATCATCAGTCCACACGCCATCTGCTGTCCGAGCTTTGCGAACAACTTTTTTACGCTCTGTATCTTCTGACTGACCACCAACACGACAAGCGTCAATGTTTATGGCTCCAGTTCCGTGCTGCATCACGTTGTCTGCTACCGACTTCTCCGACAAAGGCTTTCTTGCTAACACCATTGGTTCATGTGCAGGTTTCAACGCAGTACCCCAACCCTCCCATTCTGAGTTGCCTTTAGTAACTTCTATTTCAGTTCTATTGTTGTGTTTGTTCCAACCACTATCTTGGCCTAATGCGTTTTTGCCTGCCCTTACCTCTCCAACGACCTCTCTATCATTGCCTTGTTTCTTATCTATCTCTCTGCCGATATTATGGCTTTTAGGAAACCCACTACCATACAACCAAATACATTGATCTCTAATTTCAAATCCGGCATCTTCTATGGCACAAGCCATTCTGTGGTATGTTCGTGATCCGCTAAACGCTATCAAATGACCTCCAGGCTTCAGCAACTCATAACATTTACGCCAAGTGTTCGCTTGGAAAGCTATATCACCTCCATCCCACTCTTTGCCCATGAAACCTTTTGATGCCCTAGCAAACGCTCCGTCTGTACCGAACTGTGCTGGTGCCGAACCTTCTTTTCCGAACCTCTGAACAATAGATGTAAGGTGATACGGCGGATCGGTTACCACACTGTCCACCGAACACTTATGTATTTTCTCCATGACTTCTAAACAGTCGCCATTATAAACTGTACTACCCTCTATTATTATTTCCATTTAATGTCCTATAAACCATTTCTATTCCGAGCTTCTCTGCTACTTCCATGCCCATTTTCATGCCATTTGATATACCTTTGTCTGTGTAAACTGCCATTAGATCTGCGTGGCGATACCAATTAAATGCCCTAGACATTCCGGTAAGACGTTCTATATCTTTATTGTCATCTAAAATTTGTGTGTAAAGAAGATGCGAGGCAAATGGGGATTCGCCTCGCAGTAGGGAGTCGCTCATACACTTGCGTGCATATGCGACATTACTTTTAACATTACCCATATAGGGTGATTCTATTATAACTAACATTACGCTGCTTTTAAACAAGAAGCTTGAACATTATATCCTTGTGGATTTTTATGACCAAATTCTTTTTTAAGACGACCAAGAACAAGTCTTTTACTGTTGTTAATATCTTTGTTACATTCATCAACAGTCTTGTATTCTACCTTGCTTATGTGCCACATACAGTTTGTTTCACCCCCAGTGTACCTTGGGCCTTCAACCCAAACTACACAAATCATTAAAAACATTTTAACCATTCTATAAACTTTCTGTAATAACGAACAACCACGTTTGGCTTTTTGTGGATTGTTGTAGATTGAATATGTAATTTTAAATACTTGTGGTTCATATTAAACTCCGTTGTCTAATTGCTCCTCGTTCTTGATTAAATCAGACACATACTCATGTCCGTGTTCGCCATACTGTTTCTTAACCAAGGCAAGAGCTTGTTTATTAGTAAGTCCATTATCGGTCAATAATGCACCGAAATACTCTTCAACCTCAATTAAAAAATTATTTTGATAAGCAGCCATACTACTCTCCTTTTGCTTTTTGTAAGTTATAGTCGTTTATTTTTGAGCCTAACTCTTTACTGCCAGCCTCACATTGGTCAATCCAAACTCTTTTCGTGATATTACCTTTTGCATCACGATAACGTCTCCAATGACCTCTTCTCATGTGCCACCTCTTTGGTGATCCATGTCCGGTAAATTCACGTTCATAAAACAGTTTACCTCTAGGCTTGGGTAAATCTATTTCAAGTAGTGAATATTCATTTGCAGGCACTCTTCTGCCATAAGCAACGTGCTTTATTTTGTCTTCACTTGGATTCTTTTTTTGCATAACTATGTGTTCATAATTAAGAATAGCCAAAGTTGAAATTAGAATTTGTACATCCATTGAAACACTATCCATAGTATATTTGGTAAGTGCACTCATTTCTTCAGATGTCCAACCTTGTTGAAACTTACTTTCAGGAATCAACCAGTGCATTGCAGATCCTTGTGCAGTAGCAGTTCTGCACATTAAATCTAAATAATATGGATCAAAAAACTTGGCTGTGCTTTCTTCAGTTTTAAAATAAGTTTGTAATCTTCTAATGAAATGATTTGATTTCTTTGTACTTCTAAGTTCTCTATCACTATCTTTTCTCATAGAACGTATTAATCTTCTATGGGTTTCTCCATAACTTTGTACAGTTTGATAATGATTACCCCAAAGATGTGCTCCTACAGTATGTACTGCAAGTCTCATCTGATCTCTGTCAAAATGATGTAAATCAGATGGCATCATCCATTTTTCTTTTTCATATTGACCATAATGTTTTTCCATTGAGTAATCTTCATCATGTTCAATGACTATACATTTTGGAAATGCGGCATACTTGCCGCTTTCTTGATCTTTAAACCAAAGTTCATACAACCAACTATCATTAACTTGATGAATATGATAACCAGCTCTATTTTTATGTTGTTTAGCTGGTAGATCATCTATATCAAAGTAATTTTCACCCATTTGTTTTTTTGTAGACAACTCTTTATTAAAAGTTTTAGCTAAATGTTTATAAATAGCCTTTTGAAGATAAGAATCATCCCACTCAATAAACATATTTGTAAATGGTGGTATGCCGGTTTTAATTTGTCCAAGCATTGCTTCAGGTTTTAAAAATGCGTTGGCAACAACATGATCAACTAAATTATTTGATAAAACAAATTTTTGAGATGATGCAATATCTGACTGAACAGATCTTGCCATAGCTTTAGCATACTTACCTTTTATATAACCTTTTACACCTCGTGATGGATCAGATAATGCTGCAACAATCTCACTTGCCATCATGGGTTTACTAAACTTATTATCCATAATAACTCCTCATATTTGCTAGTATATGATAGTCATATAGGAAGTCAATGCCAAATGTCAATAAATTAGAACAAAAAAAAAGACCTGGATTACTCCAGGCCTTCTTTCACAAACATTTTTAAAACAAAAGGAGTAATCTTACGATCACTTTCTTTATATTTTGAATATAGGTAGCTGCAACCTATATGTCAACCCATATCATCTAAAATATTACGAGAGAATACATGAGTTGCGTTTCTTGATACCCTACCATACTCTACTTCTTTGATAGCTCTAGGGTCATCTTCAAACCATTCTTCTTCTACAACTGGTGTTACTAAATTTTTTTCTAATAATTCTTTTACAACACAACTATCACAGACATATTTATAACTTCTTTTCTTCTTTGGAATTGGTAATAGTTTTTCACATTTCGTGCATCTATCATATTTTTTCATTTTTATCTGCCTCCTTAATAGCATAAAATATTCTTGCAACGACCTGTGGCACGATACTATTCCCTAAACATCTAAGTCTGTGTACCCTATTGGGTACCCCATTAGCCACTCTACCCACGTTGGGTTCAGGGTTCCAGAGGACTGGTCTCTCACGGAAGGATGGTTGCCTAACATCTTTTGCATCTTCCCCCCTGGTCGTCCCGCTGCATCTTCGTTTGCCGATGGCGTAGGGAACATCTCCTTTTTGGGATAATCCCATTTCTCCATTCTTGGTGGTCTTAGTGTGCAACCCAACATCTGCTCTGCTTGTTGTTCGGTCATTTCCCCGGCTTCCACTTTTTTTCTGAAGATCATTGTTTGACCCATTGATGCGTGTCCGTACCCCTTTGTTGTCGGTGTCGGCCACATTATCTCTTTCTCTGCTATAAATGTTCCCAGAGTGTGTGCTCTCGTTCCGTTCTGTACTGATGGTGGTACTCTGTATCCGTCTTTCCAATCCCTTGCCCTTGGTGTTGGGAACATCTTCACTTCGTCCACTAATGTTATTGCACTTGAGCCGTCTTTCTTCACTTTGTGGTAAAGTTGTTCGCTCTTCGGCCCCTGTGTCGCATTCGCTGCCGTTGGCGTTCTCCACATTTGATTTGTTTTTTTCCATTCTTTTGTTTTTATAGTGGTCATCTGTTGATCGTACTTGATTTGATTCAGATGTGGTTTTATCTTCTCCCAATCCTCTATGCTTGGATGACTGAATCCCTTTTGATCCTTGCGAAACCAATGTTCTATTGTTGTTTTCTTTATATCCGTTTTCTCTGACAACTCCTTGATTGTTGTTTGTTCTCTGAGATAAGCCACAAACTCCTGTTGTGGTGGTAAGTTTGGACGAAAAACCATTTCGTGATCTTCGTAAATCTTCATCAATTCCGGATTTTTCTTTATCTCTTCCATCATTACTTTGTCCACTAATGACTTCTGTATCGGCTCTCCACTTGCTCTGTGTGTTTTGCCCTGTAAAAGTTTGGTTGCGTGTTTCAACGCATCTTCCTTCGTGTCCATTGTTGTTGGCGTTGGCCACATCTTTACTGTGTCTGCTAAGTTCAGACTGTGGCTGCTCTTCCCGTCCTTGCTCAACCTTCTGTTGTTCGTTGTCAACTCCGCTTGCGGGTGCTCTATCTCCTGTGTCGTTGGTGTCGGCCACAAAGTCGAAGATGTCTGTTTGTATATATCCATTGTCTTGTTGTCCACTTGCTCCCTCAAGTTCGCCGGTTTTGTTCGTCCCTTGCGTTGACCCTCCATCAGCTTCATTGTTCCTTCCTCTGAACGGGGTGGCAGATGATCCATCGTGTTCGGTGTGGCCCACAATCCAGCATCGCATTCGTCTATGCTTGGCGTCGACGGCTGCAGCTGGAATAAGATATGGGATGGCTTTGTATCCGATACTTTCCAAGTCAATGAGACTTCTTCTGAGACCCATTGGCATTGTAACAAAGCCTGACACATTCTCGCCAATGATCCATCGTGGCCGTATGTCTTCAATAATCCTAACCATTTCGTGCCAGAGATCTCTGTCATCTTCGCTTCCCTTTTGAGCTCCTGCAACCGACCAGGGTTGACATGGGAATCCTCCAACAACGATATCTGCGTCTTTGTATTCTTTACCATCAAAACTCCTTATATCACTATATATTGGTACATCGTGCCAATGTTTACGCAAGACTTTTTGACAATATTCGTCTCTTTCAACGAAAGCTATTGTTTCAAAGCCACCTACTATTTGTTCGGCAGCATAGCTAAATCCTCCTATGCCACTAAATAAATCTACTATTTTATACATTATCTCTTGCAGTGGTTGCCTCGTATTCACCTCTACTCATATCGCCATCAATGGTGCCAAGCCACTTTCTGCCACCACTTGTACTAAAGGAATACTTAGCCAGTCTGCCCTCTTGTATTAACTCTCTAACAAGACCATCAATCATTCTTTGTGTGCAGTTGTTTAAAACCCTTGGTGCATCAGTATCAGCAGACATTCTTTGCAAAATAGCATCTGCACCGGACTGTTGTGTCATAGCTCTGCCCTCTCTTTCACAATCTGCAATCCAATTAAACAACGCAGTCTTTTTGATTTCTTTATTTGAGCCGGTATGTAATCTTGATATATCTTCGCTTTTATCCACAAGTAATCCACTATATTCATCTCTAATAAAGTGCCTTATGTTTCTGTTAGCTGGCCCATTAGATTTAACGACTGCACCATCAAAGCATTTGTTTCTTTTATATTCTATGCCTAAATCTTGACATCTTCTACGCCCAGTTGCTTCGTCAACTTGCCATAATGCAAACGCACAACGAACACCATCAACTAATGCAGACGTGCCTCTAATCATATTTCTTGCTTGTTCCGGTGTGCTTACAACTAAATCTTCTTTAACTTTAGTCATATGATGACACATTATGACTGAGGCACCGGTTTCAGTAGCTATTTGTGCTAACAAACCAGTTAAAGCCGCACCCGCCGCAGGATCAGAGTTTACATCTGCGTGTACAAATGAAGCCAAAGGATCAAATACTATAAGTTTTAAGTTCTTCATTTGCAGTATTTGTTCATATATTTTATCAAATTCATCGCTTGTTCTGTAACCATCATGTGTTTCTTGCAGTATAGGAAAGACACCACCAACATTAGGCAAACTAACGATTCGTAACTCATGCTCAAAACTTTGCCTATTGTTTTCAAAATCAAGTCTATCAATTCTTCTGTGCATCTCTGCTTCATCATCTTCGGCAGTAAATATAATTGAATTGCCAAACTCACTAATCATGCCACCAAAAGATTCTTGCATTGATTGACCACTTGATACTTTCATTGCTAAGTCCAATGTCATCATACCTTTACCACTGTCACCTGCGGCAGAAAATATAATAGGCACTGCTAAAGGTAATGTGTTAGCTATCAAAAACTTTTGCTCCGGTGCCTCTCCAACAAATCTGTTAATTAACAAACTGTCATCAAGAAGATTAATGTTCTTTTTTATTTGCTTGATGTTAGTGTTGAGAAATTCATTTATGTTAAATTGCTCTGCAATAGCATCTACCACATCCCATCTTTCAGGCTTACCTCTTGGTGGCGTTAATGTAGTAACTGATTTAACACTGGCGTTAAGAGCAAGTTCTTGTACTAGCTCTGCAACTTTGCGACCAGCAGTATCATTATCTGGCCATATGATTAATTCTTTGTCATGCAACGGAGAAAAGTCAAATAAGTTTGCAGACTTTCTTGAAAGCATACCGGCACCACCCATTGTGCAAGTTGCAGTATAACCAAGTTCATTAAGTGCATCTGCACATTTTTCCCCCTCAACCCATATAATTTTTTCTGAAGCTATAATATTTGGTATATTGTATAATGGACGAACATCAGGCATACGTGGATAATTACTGCCTCCAGCAAACTGTCTAAATTCTTTTTTTGGTTTGCCATGTGAGTCTAATATAGGATTTCCGTGTTCATCTATATCATTGTATCTGCGTACTAAGCAAAGTAACTCACCTTGAGCGTTCAAATATTTATGTTCGCTATCATAAGGCGTGTTTATGTTTATTTGTTTTGATTCCGGTTTAATAATAGAACTAATTGATTCAACTGGTTGTGGCGTGCCTTCATCAAGATATGAGGCGAACAACTCTTTAACCTCCGGTAACTTCATATTTCTACCTTCCATCAATATCTTAACTATGCCACCTACTCCGTCTGCACCATTAAAATCTTGTCCTTTCATAAAGTATGGTGATCTAGGATTTATGTCTATTTTTAAAGACTTGCCTGCCTCACCACCAAGCGAACCTATAGTAAATTGATCCCCTCTTATGACACCTTGTGGATACGTTTCTCTCAATAAATCAATTTGAACTTGTGATGGAACTTTTTGACTTATTAATTCAACTAATTCCTTAGAATCCATACTGCGTTTACTGTTGCCAAATTTAATAATGTTCATTACCATCTCCTATGATGGCGGTACTTTGCTACCTTCTGTATCGCCATCACCCCTCCTCCCAACAAGTATTAGAGAACTGACAAAATCTACAATCAAACACATCTTTATTTTGTGCTATTCTTGGTAGCATTTCATTTTGTTTAGACGCTCTTAATATGTCAACTGCTCTATCACTAGCATATTGAGCCAATTCTTGATTAAAAGACACAAGTTGATAAAATATTTCACTTGTATTTTTATTTATAACTGTGAACAAACAAGGATTGTCTGTTAGTTCCATATAGGCTTGATATAACGCTACTTGCACTTCATATGTAGGATTTGCCTTTATGCCTTTAAATTTGAAATCTCTAAACTTTTTTTCGTTTGCAGATTTACATTCCCAAAGCATGGGATACTTAACATCAAGTGGGCCGCCACAGATGACACCATCAATATGACCTTTTATCTCGTCATCTGCTATTGAGAAACCAAACTGTTCGCCATTCTTATCTAAAGTTCTTAGATCAAATCCTGCGTTTCTAATCCACCCAGCCATACTATTTTCTAGCTCATGACCTAACTGAAATATTCTTAATGTTTGTGCATTAAACTCTTTATTCTCATCAGGTTGTTGTCCTTGATAAATATACTGTATCTTTCTTGCACATTTATCCCCCAACATAGACCCACCTAAATACTTTCTTTTAGGTTCAGATTTATTTTTATCTACAATAGTTTTATTAATTACTTCTTCAAAATGGTAATTCATCAACTCGTTGTTCTGACTCTTCTTGCCCGTGGACATATTTAAGAAGTAATCTATCGAGTTCTTTTTTGTTGTATTGTTCATCTTCTTCTACCTTCTTTGAGAATTGCATTATTGTAACTGTGGCTTTTATCTCTTCTTCAGTTAAATCACCAAGTTTTTTATCCCAACCAAACCTAGCAAAAAGTTTAGTTAAATTCTTTAATGAATTGTCTCCGATGCTGGGGTTATCCATCTACCTTCTCCTTGTTCTGAATATAATGATCCATTTAATATTTCTGTACCATCAAAAAACGCTCTAAAATGAATATGCAAAACTTCATTCTTATTTGTTTCTACAATTCTTTTAAATGTTTTACCTAGTTCATCTGCCAATTTTTCCGGATCACCATTTATTTTAAATGGCATAAACAATGATCCCTCTTTAACATTCTCTACGCCCACTTCATTTTCTTCTTGAATAATGTATTTAACTTCCATTCTTGCCATCTTTTGCCTCTATTGCTAATGCCGCATATCCAATAATATCAATCATGTTATCTTCAACTCTTGGATTTTGGCTGTTTCTAATTTGCTTGATACCAATCATTGCTCTGTAAACATCGTGTATATCAAGCGGCTCCTTTAGTTTTTTTCTTAATAATATGTTCCACATTTGTGCTATATATGTATGTGTCTCTGTAGCATCGCCATGCGATTTAGCACGAGGACCATTTATTATTAAATCTACTTTTTTCAAAGCTTCACTTCGCTGCACTATTACCTCCTTCGTAATAATTTAAAACTTTTGCATCAATTTCCTTTTTATTCCACAAATAATTTAACCAACAAGCCGCTTTGTATTTATTCCAACTAAAATCCATTGGTCTAATAAAACGACCTAACATGGCTAAAGCATTTTTTTGTTTTACTGTAACGCCTTGATTAAGCCATCTTTTACCTTTTCTTGCACCATCGCTATCTTCTATGCCTCTTAGAAAGTCATCAGCAGACGCAATAGCTTGTTCCTTTGTTCCTACACTAACAATCCTTAAACGCCCTTTGTTACGCTTTACAATGGCGACAGATAGGTCATCTAAGTGTGCCACTAAACCAAAGCCATTAAATCCACTTGCCATCATACACCTTTTGTTTTCAAACAAATCAAGCCATCTAAATGGTGATCTGTCAATCAAGTCAACTTCTGTCATAGTAAATTCTTCAAGAATTTCTTTGTCTTGTGTGCCAAATTCATGACCACAGATAGGACACTCTCTTGATGACAATGGTATTTCAGACTGACATTCAGGACATACTTTCAGTGGTGTGGCACCGGAGGTGTTCGCTTGAGCTCCATCAAGATCAACGCCTTCATCCAATGAACCATGAGTAAGAACACTTGTGCCAAAGTCTAAAACAATACAATCTTTTTTAATTAAACCAGGGTGTTCTTCTTGATTAACTGTCCTAAGACCACGCCCAATCATCTGTACCATCGTTGATTTGTATGAACATGGTCTAGTGAGCACAATGCAACTAATAGGTGGTGCGTCAAAACCCTCTGTTAATACTGCAACATTAACCACAACCTGGACATCGCCATGTTCTAAATCATGTAAAATTTGTTTTCTCTGTTCGCTTGGTGTATCACCAGTAACAATTTCTGTTCTAATATTTTTACGTCTAAACTCATCACAAACATCTTGTGCATGATTAACTGTGCTACAAAATATTACTGTTTTTCTTTCACCGGCTTTGTCTTGCCATTCATTAACAATCTTTTCATTAATTGCTCTCTTGTTCATGATCTTTTCGACTTCTGACATATCAAAGTCAGTTACAGTCTTACGGACATTCTCCAAATCTTTCTGCACACCAACATCAACAACAAATGTTTTTGGTGGCACAAGAAAACCCTCTCTGATTAATGTGCTAATCTCAATCTGATGTGAGCAGTTAGTGAATACTTTTCTCAAGCCTTTTCTATCGCCACGATTAGGTGTTGCTGTAAAACCAACAATCTCCACGGAATCGTTTGCTTGTCTAACTTTATCAATGATACGCATATAAGTATCTGCTACTGCGTGATGGCTTTCATCAACCACAACTAAATCAAAGTGATTTATGTTATTTAAATTATTCTCTCTTGATAATGTTTGCACCATGCTAAAGATAGTGCTACCAGTCCAATCTTTTTCTGACCCATCAACAATGCTAGTTGTAATGTTGGGATTTACCTTAGAAAACTTTGTTCTATTCTGTCTTACTAACTCATCTCTGTGTTGCAGAATAAGAACTTTGTTTCCTACTTTGTATCTCTTGCCAACCAACGCAGACAACATAATAGTTTTGCCTGCACCAGTGGGTGCAACCACAATTGTATTCTTGTGTTTGTCTAAAGCAGTTGAAGCATCGTCTACTGCTATTTCTTGGTATGGTCTTAAAATCATGTTTGTGTTCCTAAAATGTTGGGTAGCTTTGCGGCATCGGTGCTACCCAAACCGACTCTAGCAGACGAGAAAGCAGTCCTGCCGCTAGAAACCTAGTAAATTACTTATTTTGTGCCCAAGGAGGAATACCACCGGCATTTGGCGTTGGATTCGTAGTTTGAGCTTGTTGCACTGGTTGTTGCACTTGAGGTTGCACTGGTGCTTGATTTGAAGAACCAATGTACTCATTACTATTTAAAGCTAATGCAACTAACATTTTATTCTTATCAGCATAACCATTAGTGCCTTTTTCAATTGCAATCTTTACACAAAACTCTGCACCATCTAAAGCAGTAAGATCATTAACCTTTCTCCTACTAGCTGCTTCAGGTGATGTGTCGTTTGGATCAAGACCAAATGCACTATTGATAATATCTCTAAAAGTTCTTATGCCTATTTCTTTACACCAAGGCATGCCACTTTCAGGATTAATCTTACCACCATCACACATGATATTTTGCCAAAACTTACGTTTGTCGTACTTACCACCAACAATCGTAAATTCACATTCAAGGTATTTAGCACCACTTGCACCAACCTTAAACATGGGTTGTGAAGAATAGTCTGATATAACTTCACCACCTCTTTTCATCGTTAGAATTGCCCTTGCAACAGTGCCTGCAGGAATTAACTCAAACTCTTTGTTAGAGTCATTTGGAACATCATTAAAATCAATCATTACTTAGTCTCCTTATCGCTAGATTTGATTGTATTAGGATCAACAAAGTTTAAGTCCCCTTTGTCTGTTGATCTACCACTTATTTTTGTCAAAAGCTTACCAAGATGTGGCTCTTCCACAACTTCAAGTTGACCAGATCTATCTTTGGCTGGATAACCCCATTGGTTAAGTGTTTGACATACAAAGGCTCTGTATGGGCCATGTTCTTCACTAGGCATGACTGCCATAGTTATTACTTCGTCAACGATACCGGGAAGTTCACGACCAGTTTTAGAACCTTCAATTTGTAGCTCGTACATAGTTCTACCATACTCATCTACCTTTTCATCAAGAATACCAACAAAAATAACATTTTTATCTCTGATGTGTTGTAAGTGAGTAAGCCAAGCCATCATCTCACGACCTTGCATACCATATACTGCTCTTGTATCAATCTTGCCAGTTCTGTCTGATTTGTTGTCAGGGTGTCCATAGCAATATTGAAAACAAAGTCTACCGGCAACTGTTATACTATCAACAAAAATAGAATCATATTTCTTCAAGATAGTAAACGCATCACCATACATCTGTGAAACTTTTTCATACTCCACAACACTATATGGTTGTTCCGGTGATAAGGCTGGGTTAGGCCCACCAAGAAAACAAGCAAAATCTCTGCACTCTTCCCAAGTCTGTGGACGAATAACATCAATTGGCCATCTCTCAATAGCAGCATCGCCAGCCTCTAAATCCATAAATAAAGTAGTATCAGGATCAAGAGTACGGGCAAGAGTTGTCTTGCCCACACCACTTTGACCACAGACTACAATTTTATGACCTCTTTTTTCTGCTAATCTTTCATCAGCTGATATAATTTTAAGAGCCATTATTATCCTCCGTAATATCCACAGTTGTACCAGTAAGCTCTACTGTTCTGTGGTCTTGTAGTTTACTCTTAATACCAGGAGGTGCGTTGTTATATTTACGCTCATCAATAGCGTAAGTAATTCTAGCATAATGTCTTGCATCTTCTTGATCCATATTCATCAAAGCAGTAGCAAGACCCTCTTGATCCCAAGTTACTTTTTGTCGCATGGTAACTTTTACTTTATATCCCTGCTCATTAAGTGTAACAGTTCCATAATCTTTACCATCTTCGTTCAATTTGTTTCTTGCACTGTTACCAAACCTTATTGCAAGATCATCATTAAGAACGCTTTGCTTGTCCTTTAACACTTGAATTTGTTGTTTAAGTTCTTCACGATACTTAAAAACATCATGCAAAGGCATATTTAAAAAATCTAAATCCATAAATAATCCTTTCTCAATAATAAATAGACACTAGATACCTATAAAGTAGGCATACATATCCTATAAGTCAATAGCTTTTGTTATTTTTTTTTAAAAGAAAGATAAATATCTATGTTATGCACGGCTTTCATTAGCTTTTTTTTAAGCTTAAACTCTGATGTTAAAACACCTTTTGCATCTTCAACAATCAATTTAGACAATCCATTTTCTTCTTCTAATAAATATCTAAAGTCTGCTATGTAATCACAAATTTTAACATCATTTACAGTCAAATCATAACGAACTTGTCTTTCTAGTTGAGTTACCACACCGGCTTTTTCCATTGATTTTAATTGACCCCAACGCTCTGCTTCCCATTTGCTATCAAATTTAAAACCCATAAATAAAGTTTTTTTTGCAAAATATTTGTTTGGTCTTCGGGTTTTATTGGGTATAATTGGGTATTTATAAGTCATGGAGGTAGTATAATGGCAGATACATCAAAGTTCAAGTCAATAGGAATAGACCTATCAACTTACAATAAATTAAAAATTATATGTGATAAAGAACGTAGAAACATACGTCAGCAAATAGGACTAATGGTTGATATAGAATATGAAAAACAAGATTTAAATAGTAACGTCAAGACGTTAGGACTAGGTACCCTCGACCGCTCTCATTCTTGAAATTAGGCGATTCGCTCTTTTAGTGACCTGTTTATGCCAACGACTGTCTTCCATTTGAATTGCACATTCTTCCCAATCGTTGTTCGCTATAGCTGCACGAAATTTCTTGAATCCACTTAATCTTGGTCTACCCATATTGAACATCATGTTTGCACAGATTTTTTGTACTTCTTCCGGTAGCTCATCAAAGTTGTCAAATAATTCTTTGCACTCTGATATTGTTACTTTTATATCCTTATCAAACAACTCATTAACACGCTCTTCTGATACTGGTGTGCCAACTGGCTTATCATATTCTTCATCCCATTCATTGACCAAATGCCCAATCCCAACAGTTTTCAGCGACAAATGATCTAAATACACAGAATTCACCCTGCCCTCGTCTCTCGCAATTTCTTCTCTTAACTCTTCTATGTTCATTGATTAAATAAACTCCCATATTGTTCTTTTGGTACAGTCAATGGTGATCCTCTTCTAGCTGCTATGGCTTGATCTATAGGAGATAAACCAAGTGCCGCACCAGTGCCTGGACTTGTAACATCTATTTTTCCAACATTTGTATTTGGATTGACTGCTTGAATACCTTGTAATTGATTGATTGTGTTAGCACCAACATTTCTTACTGCTTGATTAATACCAGTGTTTTCTGCAACTGATTGTATTTGATCTGATGCTTCACTTACATTTTCTTCAACAGATTGTGTTATTACTTGCCCTGGTCTAAACGCATTAGATACTGATTCCAAAAATGCCCTTTGATCTGCAACAGTTGGACTTTGTATGCCATCTAACTTTTTTGATGCTTCTACTATTTCTTTCATAGCCTTTTTACCTGTAAACAACTGACCAAGAACAAACATTTTAGCAATTCTTCCAACATTATTAAATACATTAGCTAAAATACCTGCAGCTACTAAATCACCTTTTGGTATGTTAGCCGATATTCTTTCTAGTATTTTACCAAAATCTCTTATGTTACCTGCAATTTCTTTCGTATCGCCAGCGTTTGGAAATACAATATCTAATTTGTTGCTTTTGTCTGCTCTTCTAATATTTTTAGCAAGTTGCTTCATACCATCTGCATTCGTTACTGCACCAATGTTATCAAGCATATTTTCAACATATGCACCTCTAATAGTCTTTAATTCAGCAGGCTTGTCTTTATAAAAGTTCATAACTGCTTTTAAATCTCCACGAGTTGCACCTGGTGACATAACCAAATCTAATGCTTCTTCCGGATCTAAGTTGTTGTTTCTGATTTTTGCAAAAACACTATTTGTTCTAAGTCTTGATGTTTCTTGTAGTTGCTCTATTGAATTTCTAAGTGCGGTTGCAACATTGCCATCTGCGTCTAAACCTTGTTTAACTAATGTGCTTACTGTATCTGAATCTATGTTTGTAAGTTTTAAATCTTCAAACTGTTTAGCAAATGTTTTTAATTGATTGTATCTTTGTCTGCCATATAACTCTACGCCAGTGTCACCTAAATCATCTAAGGCTTTGATAAACTCATTAGGTTTAAAATTTGTAGGTTTAATGGAATCAAAGCCAGTTTTATTTAAAGCACCTTGTAACCACTCTTTACCCATTTGTGTTTTAATTTGATTGTATTGAGTATCATCTAATGCTTTTTTTAATCTATTTAAACCTGTGGGTTTGCCACCAGTACCTAAAACTCTTTGTGTTAAACCAGTTAACGCTCCCGGTCTGTTAATATTAAACGCACCACTACGCATTTGTTCTACAAGTTCTTTAGATCCTAAAGTTCTTGATATGTCATTATATAGAGCAGTGCCTTCTCTAAATTGTTTTCTTGCTTTTGGTAATAGACTTGAAGCAACTTGCATTTTCTTAAATGCTTCAGAACCTAACTGATCTGTGATTTCTTTTGTTAAAGAATCAATGTTTGAGCTATCTAACAGACGATCAACTTTGTTTATTGCATCATCCCAAACTTGAGTTAAATTTACAGAACCATCAATTATAGCTTTTTGTTCAACTTCTTGAGCAGTTTTAGGTGCGTTCTTTAAATCCCAAAGCTTTCTTCTTAATTGATATGCGTCGGTGAAAGATGATTTATCACCTAACGCTCTTAAATCTGCGGCTAATTTAAGTCCTAGTTGACCCTCTGCCGTAGCTAAATCACCAGTTCCTGCTTGTGCAAATTTCTTTTCAGCTAAATCTGCTACTTCTTTTATTGTTGAAGTTGGTAGTATTCTTGTATCACCAATAGCAGTTTCAATAACTTCATTTATTGTTGCCCATTGTTGTGACATTGTATCTTCAAAATTCTTTGCAGATTGTTGTACAAAGTTAAATATATTATCATCTATTAATTGATTACGTTCTAATCCACCTGCTAAATTATCAGCAGATTCTTTTAGTGCGTTCATTATAGAGCCATACGCCTTGGTTTGTTTTTGTGCTAACTCTTTACCAAACTTTTTTTCAAACTCTAAAAACAAATCACCAGCAGACTTTTCACTACCCTCTGTAGCGGCTTGTGATACAAACTTATTAAGTTCTCCAACTTCTTTTTCCATAGCTTCTGCAATTCTTTGTGTTCTTGGAGATCCACCAAGAACACTCTCTTGTAATTGTTGAAACTTAGCTGCAATAGGTCTGCCTTTTATCTGTGCTATTGTAGGTTCAAGTCCTTTCTCAATACCTTTTGCAGTAATTCTTAAATCTTCTTTACTTGCCTCTTGTATAAACTTTCTGCCAGATGGAGCTACGGCTCGGTAAGCTAATATTGGTATGCCAAACAACAGTTCACCAGCGGCAGCTATACCACCTTCTATTGCCGCATCTGTAGCTATGTCACCTGCGGTTTGTTTTGAAACTCCTGCAATTCCTTCTATAGCTTCCTCTGCAAGAGATCCACCACCACCACCAACAAAGGCACCTATTGCACCACCTAATAATGTTCCAAACCCCGGTGCAAATCCAGTTCCAATTGTTGCACCTTTGATTGCACCAGTAACACCACCTGCTAACTCTGGCAATATACCGGCTAAATCAGATAAATCATTCCTACTAAATCCTTCTTCATCAATAAGAACATTTTTATCTGTTTGCACACCAACTTTAGCCGCACCACTTGGTGTTAATGCTAATCTACCTCTATTATCTCTTATATAATCTTCTGTTGAAAATCCTTGTTTGGAAAGTATAGCCTCTTCTTCTGCCTTATTTTCTGCTAAAGATAATGCCGACCTTAGACCAGCATCTTGTATGCCACTTTCTGTATTAAAGTTCGCTTGTGTTGGTTGACCTTGCACAGTGGGAGTAGTTTTCTTAGCCTCTTCTAATAAATCATCAAAACTTCTTGATTTTTGTTGAGGGGAGAATTGTTGATCTATAGCTGCTAACTCTTCTTGAGTCGGCTCATTACCCTCAATTTCAACCCTAATTATACCTTGAGGTGTTTCTACTCTAATTATACCCATTATGTCGCCTGTGGTCTAATTCTTCTATACAAAACGCCACCTTCATCTTCTACTTTTTCAAACGCGGTGCCGCCAGTTGCCGTGCCACCTCTATTTATTTGTACACCTGCATTACCTAGAACAGTATATGCCTCGTTAATATCATCTCTTCTAGCGTTTATAACAGCATCATAAAGTCTTCTTAACTTTATTTTTAATAAATCAATATCACCATCAAATACGTCAATGTCTCCAACAATATCAGCCACTAATTTTCTATCATTATCTGAAATTGTTTTACCACTTTCACCCAATATTTCTGCTGCATTTCTAGCTTTCAAATCAGTTAGTAATACTTTAATTTGTTTTACCGGATCTGGACCATCACCTAGTTTTAAACCAAATGATCTAGCTAGTTGCACTCCAAATGACCTAATTTGGTCTGGTCCAGTTATATCTGTAACTTGTAATAATTTAGCTATTTCTTTAAACTTATCTTCACCTCTTTTTAAACCTATTTCCATTTTTTGTATTGCTGCCAAAGCATTTTTTGGATCACTAGCTAATCTTGGTTTTGTGCCAGCATCTGCTACATTTGGATTAGCATAAAACACGTCAATTTTAATATCTGAACCGCTAAATAAAGGTGTGCTTTTAGGTTTTTCAAGGAAAGTTTTGTTCTTACCTTGTGCGGTAATTAAAGATTTAGTCATGTCCGTATATACAGCAGAATCTATTACTTCAAATTGTTCGTTAAAATCTGCACTATTCATAAGACTGTTGAGTTCATAACTGTTAAGTCTTGCAAATCTTCCTGTGTTTTGCAGTATGCTGTTTGCTAAACCTCCGGCTTTTGGAATAACTACATATGAACGCCTATCCATTGCTTTCTTTTGATCTTCATCACGTTTACTTAAAGCAAAGGCACCGGCTTTAGCTCTAATTGCTTTTGCCTCGGCAACTGCCTTTCTAAAGTCTGGCATTGCAGCCTCTGTGGCCTCGCCAACAGAACTAAGTATGTTGCTAATGTTAAAACCTTTTCCTGCCCTATTTTGCATCAAGGCAGCACCAAAAGACATAAGTGCTTGTTTTGTGTCTGCCTCTCCAGAAATATCTAAACCAGTAGCCTCACCAAACTCATTAATATATTCATCAAAAGTTTTAGGTTTAACACCTGGTCTCGCATCTTTTAAAAACTCATCTAAAGCCTTAACAGTTGCTTTTTTAGCTGCAGTATTAGCACCTTCAATTCCAGTTTCTGTAGCAGTTTCTAAATCTGCATCGTCAACTGAGTCTGTATAATCAATATCACTATCTGGTGCAGAGGTATCAATGTTTTGTTTGTCAACTTGTTCTTGTACTTTTTGCACTGTTTCTGTATCTGCGAAATCACCTGCACCAAAAGCACTAGGATCTCCAACATTTTTACCTAAAGTTTCTTGTATTGCTTTAGCTGCCGATGCACCCAGTGCGTCTTGACCCGCTTGTGTGAATATATCCATTCCGGGTACATCTGCCATGCTTTTTGCACCAACATTACCTTTTAATCGTGCTTGCTCTTGACCTTCTGGCAGAAATAACTCTGATCCAGTTGGATCTTTTGTCCTATCTCTTTCTTTTAATCTTTGTTGAAAGCCTGCTTCTGATTCTTGATTAAGATAATCACCTATTATGTTACCAGTTGGATCAGTAAAAGCAGATATTATACCTGCACCACCTCTAATTTGATCTAAAGCACCTAAACCAACATTGCCTAAGTTTCTGAATAGTGATGTGATTTTTCCTTCACCAGCAGATGGTTGAATTTGACCTATTGGCGGAATGAATTTGTCTTTTAAAGGTCCTTTGCCTTGCAACCCTAAATCATATTGTTTCATGATTTCAGAAAAAGTTTTTGGACGACCTAAAGCTTGTAATAAAGCATCTGTATCTCCAATATTTAAGCCTCTTCTAAGTTGTTTTGGTGCCATATTTGACCTCTATTTATTTGCAGTTGTACCAGAAGGTGCAATCTGTGCTAATGTTGTATAGGCTCCTATTCCTTGTAAAAATGGGTTAGCAGCAGGTTGTGTGGCTTGTGTAAATGTTGATGGAATACTTGCACTAGGCATACCTTGTAGTAAATTTTGTCCTAATTGTAATCTAGTAAAAGGTTCTTGTGATTGTTGCAATAAATTTGCTCTGTTAGCATCTAATTCTGCTTGTTGTTGTCTTTGCCTTAACGCACCCAATTGTGTTAATTGTGATATGTCTGCTTGACCTAAAGCTTGTTGTAAACGCCCAACATCACTTGTTTGACCAGCTAAAGTTCCAAAAGCTTGTCCAAGACCACCAGACAATCTTCCTGCTTCTTGTGATGCTTTCAATGCTTGTCCAAAGCCACTTGATAAAAGTTTAGACAATGTATCTGCTTTAACTTGTTGTAGTCCTCTGTCTGCCTCTGCTTGTCTTACTGCCTCTCTTGATCCACCAAACGCTCCAGATTGTATTGCTTGTGCTCTAGCACCTGCTCTCTGCATATCTGCTTGTCTGTCAAGCTCTCGCATCGCAACATCAATAACTTGATCTTGAAAAGGATTTTGAAATTTTTGTATAGAGTCTGGTTGTAGAAATCCCAAACCACTTGTTATTGCTTGTTGTGCGGCTAAAGACTGATCTCTTGCACCCTCAATAAATGGCGTGGCAGTGCCAACCATTTGTTCGCCTAACTCTGTTGCCCTTGTTGTTAAGGGATCTGCACCAGCAATCTGTATGCCCGGCAAACCTAACGGAGTATCTAAAAGGCCCGGTGTTGTTTGATCTGCACCATCAAACTCACCAAATGCAGTTTGTAATAATCTTTTTTGCAGACCCTCTAAAAAAGGCGGTAATCTTTGTATATTTTCATATGTTACTGATCCGTTTGCCATTACGCCCTCGCTTCTAATTTATCCATCATGTCATATGCTCTTTGTATGCCTTTTCTTTGGTTTCCATCACCCAAGCCTTTTACTGCATCTTTTGTTAGAACGAACTCACCAGCCATTAACATTGCCGGAACATCATCTTTTGTACCAGAGCCTTCTGATGGATCTATGCCACCATTACGTCTTGGGAAACTCATAGGATCACTTAGTCCACCATCTGCTGCAAATCTAATTCCACCTAATCTACCTCCAGGCCCACCAAATCCAAATGGTCTTTGCTCAAACTCACGAGGTCTTTCTTCATCATCATCTCCAGCTAATAATTGTGCTATTAGTCCGGCAGTTAATCCCTCTCCAACTCTTGTATTCAACAATCTTGCCAATAAATTATCATCGCCTATACCACCGGCTTTTAACAATTCACCAGCAAAGGTTCTAGGTGCACTACCTTTAACATTTTCTAATGCTTTTTCAACTGGTGGTTTAGTGTTTTTAACAACTTGATCTATGGCTTGATTACGAGAAACTCCTTGATCTAAAGATTTTCTTATGTTCTGTTGATTTGCAACATCTGAAGCAACATTTTCGGGTCCAGTAAAACTATCAAATGCCGATCCAACTGCACCAGTTATTAAGGCATCTCTTAAAGCATCTTTGGATTTACGACCAGAAGCTTTAGATCCTAAAAATCCAAGACCAGTCCTTACTAAAAATGGATTATTAGCAAGAGCAGTTTTTGCTGCAGGCCCAAACAAAGCACCTAATCCTTGCCCTATAGCAGGTCCTGCAACGGCAGTTAAAGCTATTGGTGCTATTTGTTTTAAAAATCTACCTATACTCATGAAGTTATCTTACCTTAATTTAATAAATACGTCTATATACCTTTTAAATTCTTGACAATGCACTTGTTGTTACTCTTGTTTTAGATAATTCTTGAATACTAGCTACAACGTGTAATCTATTTGCCGTTGCCGCTTGCACCTTTAATATCTCACCACTTTGCAATATTAGATCTCTTGTAAGCAACTCAACTGTTGTGTTCGCTCCTACTGCTTTAACTTTAAATAGTACAAATGTATCACTCCCACTTACGAGTGTGACTGTTATTGTATCAGCATTTCCACTATCTTCAGCAACTAAAATAGAACTCACAACGGCTGCGTTAAAGTCGGCATCACTAGGAACTGTAAACAAAGTTGTAAGATCTGTTGTGGTTAAATCTACCTTTGCATTTGTAATACCTTGAATATATTGTGGAATACTGGTTATAAGCATTAGCGTCTACCATCCTCCCTAACATCAACTCTTGGCGTACCTAATTTATATTTTGTTCCTAGTGATGTGGAATCTATCCTTAAAGCAAAAGACCTTCCTCGTAAACGATAATCTAACTTTTGTGTAAATTGTTCTACTGGACTAGTCGCAGATCTTTGTGTTGTATTCTCTGTAGTTTGATTAAAATTAGCACCAGGGTTGTTTCTTGATTTCATTGTGAAAGACACATCTGGATTGACGCTAGTAGATCCGTTAAATGTAATATCTGGTATAACTTGTTTCAAAGACACAAACTTGTCGCCATCTCCTATATCAATAGATGCAGATTCAATAAACGATGTCATGGCAGATCCATCATCATCAAATCCTACTTCATGATTGTAAAGATACTGATTACCAGTAGCTTGTGGTAAGTTTCTTATACCTCTGTCAAGCCATGCTTGTCTTGCCAAAGTGCCATAATACCAAATTTTTTCTATATAATTATATGCAACATACTTATCAATTTCTGTGCCAGCAGATGATGGATAAAACCATAATATCTCACCAAATTCAGAATTTAAACCAACATGAACTTTATCACGCTCCTCAAAATTAAAATCTAAAAATACTTTGTCTTTTACTGTGCATGGTAATTGTATTGTTTGACCACCAGAATAAACGTAGAACGTATCTACACCCATCCAAAACACTGCATCTTCAACTGCTATAGCAGAAAAAGGACTCATAATGGTTATGTTCTTAGATAATTCTTGCAAACCAAAAGTAAATGGTGGACCTATGAACTTCATAGCGTGTAGTGTTTTATTAGTGAAGACGAGTATCTGTTGTTTTGTTTCAACAGCTTGTACGAAGGTAGATCCACCACCTAACCTTAAATCACCTGCTGTATTCGTTGCAGTTGGGAAAAAATCCACTGGGTTTTCTTGTGAGGAGAAACGTATTAACAAAGGATCTTGTACCCCATTCCCTTGTGTAGCAGACGAATTTGCACCTAATCCATCACAACCAAACACGATAACATGTCTGTCTTGGTCTGATACAAGAACTTGTTTAGCAATAGTAGGCACACTTGTTTCTCCAGAATATGTGCTTGTCGCACTAAGTTCTACGGCTCTGTTGCCTAAACCATTTGTTTTATCCCAGTAAAATAATCCACCATCTCTTGGGTTTATAATAATATCTTCACCAAAATTATCATGTGACCACAATCTAATCTGTGCTCCAGGAGTCGTGACACTTGCTGCATTACCCCATCCAACAAAGTCATTGGCAGAGTCTACATTGCCAGTTGCTAATCTTACAAGAGTGTTGTCTGCATGTGTGGCTGCATCCGTACCACTTGCACCTCTGGTTGATGGACCTCCACCAGTGCCTAAAGTATTAGAACTTATTGTGCCAACCGTAATCAGTTCTTCTTCTATTAGTATTAGATCACCGGCTGTGATCCCTGTTGCACTGTCTACATCTATTGCAGTTTCACTTGCGTCTAAAGCTTCATTAAGTTGTGTTGCCAAAGCACCAGAGGTTGTACCACTCCACTGACCTGCACCCCAACCAGTACCACCGACTGTTACATCTAATCCAACATTCAACTGGTATGCACCTACAACGCTAGATCCACCATTACCAGTATCAGATGAATTAGCTGCTACACTTGATGTGATTGTGTAAGCGTTAGAACTTATAATAGATGCGATTTGAAACTCTGCGTTAAGTATTGTAGCAGTTATTGTACCACCTAAAGTTGTTGCACCAGAGAAGGTTACGAAGTCTTTTTCATTTGCACCATGTGCTGGATCTGTCACAGTTATTGTTGTAGATCCGTTTGTCGCAGAAAAGGTTACATCACCTATACCTGTAGTAACTCTTATTGGTGTAATATCGTTAAAAGTTTGACCCTCTTCTATGTAGTATTTAAGATGTGTGCCAATACCCATAAAATCAGAGCCATCAAGAGCTACCCAGTTATGTAATCTTCTAGCACTACCTAAATATGTGTTCTGACTATATTTTTCCCAACCACCAAACTTCTCTGGAAAACCAAATCTAAACCTTACTTTATCACCATCAACAAAACCACCTTCTGCACTATAAGATGTAACATCAGATACTATGCCAGGTTTAAATTTTAAAGCTTTCATAGGCATTATGCTGTACCTCCAGTTAATGATCCACTACCACTTGATGTTACATTACTAACACCTTGTATTGATTTACCAGATGCTCCACCAGAACTGCCACTTGATCCGTTTGTTGGTGCAGAAGATGGGAAACTTACGCTTGATCCACTACCATTACTGCCTGTTGATCCAGTTGATCCCGATGCACCAAATGCTCCACCAGCACCGCCTGCTCCTCCAGTACCAGCATTATTAATTCCACTATTACCACTTGAACCAGATGCAGCAGACTGATTGTAACCTTGTCCAACACCACCTGCACCACCAGAGCCTCCTCCTTGTACTGCTAAACAAGTGCCAGAAACAGAACCACTCAACGAATTATAATAAAAGTTTGGAGCAGTTGTTCCTTGATGTGCAGTTGTGCCAAAGACAGTAAAATATGTGGTTGTGTTTGCAGTAATACCTGCTGTTCCACTATTAGATACAGTAGTTCCAGAGCTTGATGTGCTTGTGCTTACAGATATTTGTGGTGTTCCATATCCACTTCCATATTGAGAGCTAATACCAGCAGTTACTGTATAAACACCAGTTGTATTAGTTTGTGCAGAAAAATAAATAGGACCTCTGTTAGCACAATTACCAGATAATCCCGTTCCTGCACCACCTAAAGAATTTAAATCAAACTGTGATGGATTGATACCTCTGCTAAATTGTGCTCCAATACCACCCCACAGCCGATCTGCAACAACACCTTGACCATCTAAATTATTTCCAGAACCACCATAAGTGGTGAACCAACTTGGAGAATTATTTTGAGGTGTAGATGTTCCTCCTCCCCCTCGATCCACTAAACTAGAAAAAGTAGCATTAGCAGTATAAACACCATTACCACCATCACCTCCAGCACCACCTCCGCCACCACCAGCTTTAATTGTACCATTATTAACTAGCGTGACTGCAACACTTCCAGCAACTTCAAGAGCATTACCCCCTGCTGCTCCTGCCGCACCACCTGCACCCTCGATACTACCCTCGTTTGTAACAGTTATAGAACCAACACCATTGCTTTCTATTGTCAAAGCAGCATTAGATGTACTAGTTGCACCAATAGTATCTCCTGAACCTACTACAAGTTGTTTTGGATAATCTACTTCAAAATCGTCACCAAAAATAGTATCTGCACTTTGATTTGTATTGCCGTCACTAAATGTCTTTTTAAAAGCTCTTTCTTTACTATAAAAATCATTAAATGAAATTGTTCCAGAAGTAGGCACACCAGCCGACATGTTTGTAGCAGAATTATTACCAGCATTAGCACGAACCAATGAACCACCAAGATAGAACTCACTCAATCCTCGACTTGGTAAGTTTGTTCCGGGATTATATTGTTCTTCAATATCTTGAAGTGATATGGCTCCAGATGCTGGTAATGCCGCCATTATAAACTTGTTCCAAACGCTGTTATATTATTTGCTGATGTTACTGCACCGTTAGATCCTAACTTAAATACAGTTGTGCCATTATATTTAAATAGTAATTCATTGTCACCAGTATCTAATGATATTGCCCATTTACTAGATCCAAATAAAATTGCATTGCCGTTGGTGTCCAAGTCACCTCCAAGTTGCGGACTCGTATCTCCTACTAAATCTGTTGGAACTGATGCCACATTCGCATTTGCACCAGTGCCGTCAGCAAATATTATACCAGAGGTGTTAGTGGCTAAAGCTACCGTGGTTCCTGATCCACCGCCTTGTTTTACTGTGGCTGTTTGGTTGGTTGAGTTCTTTATAAAAAACCATTTTTGTTGGTCGTTTGGATCTATGGTTAAATCAAATGCACCAGAAGGAGAGCCAGATAAAACTAAAATTTTATAGTGTCCTTCTGATAAAGTGCCATCACTTGTAGTTAGTGTTTTATTACCAGTGATAGTTAGAGTTACAACACCATTTAATGTTCTATCTACTATATCTAGATTGTTATTGGTGGTATTACCCCAAGTACCCGCTTGTTCACCAGCACCTATTTTTTCTATGCCAGTATTTGATGTGTATGTACTTGCCATTTTTTACCTCACTGTATTATTTCTGTCCAAGTTTCTGTACCACTCGGTGTTATCTCTGTCCAAGTTTCTGTACCACTTGGCGTAATTTCTGTGTACGTCTCTGTTGTTGCATCCGTTGTTACTGCCACATACAGTATATCTCCAGATGTTGTTTTTGTAAAATTCAAATCTTTTGTTACAACACCTGATGCTATCTTAATACCATCAGCAGTTTGTGTAAACGCTGTGCTTAAAGTTGCATCGGTAAAGTTAACAATTTTTATGTCGTCTGCTGTAATAAGAAAAACAGAACTAAGATCTATAACACCACTTACTTTTGTACTAACTTCAGTTTGTTGACTAAAGGCTGCACTCATTGATGCAACACCAACAAGCTCCCCTACACCTATAGAACTTGCAGATGAGATACCACTCATCTCTGCTGTAGCTACTTGTAATACGCCACCTACATCAGCAAGAGCAGTTTCTGCTATGGCAGCGTGACCCAACATTAATCGGCATCCTCTATCTTGTTGCCTTCAGCTACCCATTCTTGGATTGCTTGGTAGTGTCTGTTGTTAGGGTCTAGTGGTACAAACATAAATTTTACATTTGATGGCATTTCATCTAAAATTAATTTTATTGTAGAATTTTCACCATCCTCTGCCACATATTTTGCTGATTTAATATTCATGTTTATAACTCCGAGTCTAATGATATATTTCCTGAAGCACTCCAAGATAATGTAGCACCTTGACCATCACTCAAGTTACTATTAGAGCCAGTTCTTAAACGAACTGAATCAACAGTCGGAGTGTGTGCTTCATCAATACTATAACCAGTTGCAGTATTAGCAGCACTTATTACTTTAAAAGCACTACCTGTACTTGCAACAGTTGGCACTGCTCTCATTGTTTTAACGTATCTTAAAATTCCAAAAAATCTGTCAGAATTAATCATACCAACTGTCACATATCCTTCAGTAGAACCATCATCATTATATTGTTGATAATACCTTTGACACAAATCTAGTTCTTCCCCAAATGACCTATGCTCAAATGGTGTGGCTTGTGAGCCTACTTCAACTTGTAATCCAGTAAGAAACCATGTTGCATTTGTTGTTTCAGTTAACTTTACTGTGCTTTCACCACCAAACATATTAGAACCTGATGTCCATGCTCCAGTTGCAATATCATAATTTGAACCAGCACCTAAATCAAATTGAACATGAAGTCCTATTCCAGTATCTGCTGTCCATGTACCAGATGTGTCACCTGCAATAGTAATTGTTTTAAATTCCCAAGTATTAGCTGAACTAATAGTATAGGTTGCTGCAAATGCTCTATTACCTGCTTGATTTCTAATAGAAACAGCAAATGTTCCAGTTAAACTACTTTTTACATAAAAAGATAAAGTAACAGATTCTGCATCACTTGTGCCAAATTTTAACTGATACATATTTGTACCTTCAATAGCTTGTCTTAAAACACCATAACCTGCGGCACCTGAACTAGCACCAGTGCCAGTAAGCACTTTTAAACTATATTGAAACCCTGATGGAGCATCTGTTACTTGTGTGACAGTCATAGCATTTACTGTGCCATGACCAATAGCAAATCTATCTAATGTGTATAAATCAGCAGTGCTAGTAAAACTTGTTCCTCTCTGTGCCACTTGCATTGCACCATTGATAACCAAATTTCTTCGCCCACCAATCTGACTATTGGTTAAGACTTCACCCATCTTTGCTAATTCTGCTGCTTTGGTCATGCGAGGTCTCCGTGTATAACGAAACTATTAAGGTTAGCATCGTTAAGATTTCCATTGTGTGTTCTTACTCTGCCACCTGTTGCCGATGTGGTCTGTACATAACGCCTAATAAAACCATCATCGTTTGATTCAAGTCCACAAGATGTTGCAACTGCATAGTCATCATTAGCCATTGCTGAAGTAAATGTTACTGCATCAAAAGCACCAGTACCACCATCTGTTAGTGAAGATACGTTCAGACTACCTTGAATAGCATGACTAGTAACAGTTTTTGCCTCCACCCAAGCCTTCGCACTACCATTTGCTATAAAACTCGTAGCAATACTATTGTTACTACTTGCATCTGTTAATGTGTTTACTCTTAATATACTAGCCATTATGCCAAGTCCCCATGTGCCGTAATGTTGTGAGCAGTATTATCCATAGTTCCTGCATCAGAAGTTTCTATAGCTAAAGTACCAGCTAATGACCTTGCACCATTTTCAGTAGCATTTCTGCGTTGGTCTGTACTATTTGCTGTAGCAGTTAAAGAGTAGTCATCATTACTGAAAGGATTAGTTAGAGTATAGCTATAATCACCAGTTCCGTGGTCAGTTGGAGTGCTTATATTAAAAGAATCTTGTAAAACAGCCGAGCTACTTCCAAAAAGCCAAGCTTTTGCTAATCCTTGCTGAAGATTAGTTGTTGTACTATTGCCTTCACCTGTAACATCAATAGAACCTGCTGTCGTTACACCTGTAAATTTATCTACTTTAAGTTCACTAGCCATTATGCTAAGTCTCCGTGTACAACACTCAAGGAATATGTATCATCAATATATGAGTTGCCAGTATTCATACTACCGTTTTGATAAAGGGTTGTCGTTTCTGGAAACCCAAAATGAATATCTGCTCTGCTAGAATTTGTAATATCAGCATCATAAGAACCACTGTGAGCTAAAGTATAATATATATTGTCCATTGCATTAGTAATTGTTGCCTTGTAGTGACCATTTGCAGTATCTTCAACACTTGTAATATTAAAACTATCTCTAACAGTTGGTGTTCTTTGATCGTAATGCAACCAACCTTTTGCCAATCCTTGCACAGTGTTCTGTGTGCCACTACCACCTTCAGCTACAGTAACAGATGTATTTGCTATCTTAACATTAGTGCCACCACTACCTGCTTTATCTACAATAGTATCTACATTTAATTGACTTGTCATACGATACTCCAGTAGCCATTAACAGTGACTGTTGCTGACTGTGTTATAGGACCTGCACTTACACCATTCTCATCACTATCTATTGTAATGTCTGCACTGATTGTCTGTCCGTTTAATCTGATAATACTATTATTGCCCTTGAAAGGATACCTCGTATCTGACTCTGATTTTGTATAACTATCTGCTACAGAAAAAGTATCATACACGACCATTTCTACAATGTCGTTTAAACTCGCTGCTTGGACTAATACAACAGTTGTGCCAGTTGTTGCCGTGTAATCATCGCCAGGCACTAACAATATTCCGTTTTGATATACATCCATATACAAGGTATCGTTGTAACTTAGTGATAGTGAGTTGGCATCTGATCCACTGAAGCTGGTTTGTCCAGCCGTGGCTTGATACTGAAACCTACTTCTTACACCAAAATTTTCTGAACGTCCTATATATGGCATTACGCTAAATCTCCGTGTACTATTACATTTAATTTCGTAGCATCATCTAAGACTCCGTTATTAATGTGCCAATGATATAATCCGTATGCCGTAGTGCTACGTGATTGACTATCTTCGTGATTGATTATACGAGGGTCATTATATCCACCACCATCTTCAGTTTGTGCTGCAACTGCATAATTAGTATTGCCCATAGCAGTACTAATATTAACTGTGTATTTTCCAGTACCATTATCAGTAATACTGCCGACATTAAAAGAATCATTAGTGCTAACAGTAGATGCTGCACCATTAAAATTAACCCAAGCCTTTGCCAAGCCTTGACAAATATTAGTTGTATTCGCACCACCCTCTGAAGTGCTTGCAGTATTAGTAGGAAAAGGAGAGGCTAACCCTGCACCACTTACAGTTCCACTAAAAGCAAAGGTATCTGCTAAATTTATTCCCTCGGCTTGTACTTTAGTTAAAGTCATCCATTACTCCTATGCGTATGGACTATCGCCTAATACACTTGTATCCCAAGCTGCTTTTAACTTAGCAATAGTGTCTGCATCTGTAATTGCTTTTGCAGCAGGTGCATCTCTTAATGCTTTTTTCTTTGTAACACTAGCTGCTTGTGCATCACTATCTCCAGCTTCTAATGCTTTCATATAGACTACATCTTCTTCTGCTAATAACGGAGTTCTAACTTCTCTAATCTTATCTTGAAAAATCTTTTTAGATTCAGCTAGATCTTCTGTTATTGTTTTACCAGATAATGTCCAAGCACCTCTGAAATGTCTATCTGATGGCACTGTCGCGTCTGATGCTGCAATAGTATTACCATCTTTATCTACTATATTTGTTGTTGCCATTTAAGCCACCTCATCTTTCTGTATGGTTAGTTCTTCATTTATCTTCCAAGCATTTCGCCATACTCTAGTGCTAGGAAGTTGGTTCTTTCTGCATATAACCATTCTTGGTTTGTTTGCTTTATCATAGTCTCTCCACACATGTTGTGGAATATCTTTCATAATTAAATACTCTATAGCTCTTTCTTCTGTCATTGCATCAATAGGCTTTGTGTTATGCAATAAATAACCTCTTGTATGCCTTACAAAGTCTGGCTTTGCCTCATCCTTTGCTAACTCCCAATATACCTCAACTGGTGGTAATATGCCACCTTGCAATGCACAAGCCATCCAATTAGGGTCAGGGTGCGTTACTTTTGCAGGTTCATCAGGTGTTTCTGGGTCTTCCCACACAACACAATATTCTGTTCTGTAAGGCTCTAACTTTTCTTTTGCCCAACACAATCTATCCCAAAGATGTGTGCCTTGAAATTCTGGTGTTTCTATTGTCATGCGAGGTCTCCTGATAATGATGCTGAAGCCATAGAAGCATCTGTGGCTGCATTGCTTGTGTTATAAGTACCTGTTTGATAAGCAGAAGCACTTAAAGAACCTTGTGATACATTCATTTGATTACTGTAAGCTAAATGCAAAGAATACTCATCCGACATATTATTAGTTACGGTTGCCGTTCCATCTCCTGCCCCATTGTCTGTTAGAGAAGCTACATTAAAACTGTTCCTATTTACAAAAGTTGATGCCATAGTGAAATGAATCCAAGACTTTGCACTACCATTAACAACATAATCTGTATCCACAGACTTAGCTGTGCCTGTTATCTGTCCACTTGTCTGTAATGTATCAAATGCTATTGTTCCGTTTGCCATTATGCTAAATCTCCATGACAAAGAAAATTAAGATCATTATGATCGTTATAATTTCCACTTACATCTGTGGTTCTACAATTTACTTGAGTAGTTGTACGATAAGGCATGTCACCGCCTCCACCCCAAGTACCAGAATCTAATGAAGCAAATCCACTAGTTGTGCCTCCTCCAGTCCCTGTTACTTGACAAGTCCAATCATCATTACCCATAGCTGTTGCTAATGTAATACCCGCATACCCCGTACCACCATCTCTAAATGATGATATATTAAAACTGTCACGAATTAAGTTTGAATTATCAGGCTCATTAAAAAGCCACGCTTTAGCTAACCCTTGTTGAATACTTGTCTGATTGCTTCCCTCACCTCTAATAGTCAAAGAGTTTGCACTTGCACTAACCACAGGTGTTGAGCCAACAGTTATGGTTGTTGCAGTGGACTTGCCTGTAATTGTGTCTAATATTACTTCACTCATAATATTCTCTCTATTGTAACAAATGTTGAGTTATCCTCACCCCCTCCAGTTCCCGGTAAGTTAGTATTCATGTGAGTTTCATCATTAGCATCTATATCTGCAAGTACATCATAAGCAGTACCAGTGTCCGTGTTACCATAAGTATATACTGCAATTTTATCACCTGCTGCTAATTGATGAATTGTATATATGGTTTCTGTAACATCACTTGTATCTCCGGGATTAACATAATGTCTGTTGTGTGAAGTTGCTATCTGAACTTCTGTGCCATCTGATACTTGAGTGTTAGTAATAATTAATGCGGAATCTCTCAGACTATTCTGTTCTGATATTACACCAATATGTGCTTGTACATATATTCTATAATATCCTGCTATTGGTATGACATAAAGATCGTTTGAATTATCAAAACCTGACTTTGTATCTATTGCCGCTTCATCTAATTTAAGTTTATTATAACTTTCATCTGATAAATTTGTTTGATTTGAGGTCAATCTTAATTTAGCTAAAACAGGTTGACCTGTAGTAATATAACCAGTTCCATCAATGGTTAATGCACTACCCCCACCTAAGTGTTGTATAGCGTTTACTTTAATTGTACTCACGATACCACCAACCTTCCACCACTGTTGATGGTCAATGTAATCCCACTATTTACAGTAAGTGTTCCTGTTACCTGTGCATTTTCTGTAGCAAGTATTGTTATATTTGTATCTAAGGCTTGTGCATTAGTTCTAAACATACCACCATTCTTAAAGTTACCTTTGTTTTCTGCTGCTGGTGTAACTGTGCCAGTTTGTGGTGCTAAAAAGTTTACAAATATATTTGCAGTTCCAGAGCTAGGTGCAGCCGTAAATGTCAAAGTTGTGCCATCTGGTATTGTATATGCTGATGTATCTTGTACAACACCATCTACAGATACAAGCACATCTTGTACTGAACTTACAGTTCTGTTTAATGTAAATGTAGTATCTGAGTTATCGCCATTGAATCTTTGTACAGCAGTTGTAGCTTCAAAAGTTGTAACTGGTGATTTACCAACAAAAGGCATTATGTAATCTCCATATAAGATAAGGCAACGTCTGTTGCACCTGTTGCAGATACTGATATGCTATCAGTTGCTTCCAAAACAACTTTGTTACCAGCTAAAAGTTCTAATGATGATCCTGCTGGAATAGGTGCATTGGTAATAAGTTCTACTGGTTGATTAACTTCATCATTAGCATTTGTTCTATTACCAGTATCAGATGTTAATGTTACAGTTGCAGTGACTTGACTTGTTGTTGTGTTTCCTAATATCAAACCCAGTATTATTGTTGTTGTGCTGGTAGCCACTGTATAGATTACATCTGCACTTGTTACTCCTGCTTTGCTTGATAATTTAAAAGTATTTGCCATGTTATCATCCTAACGCTATTGCTAAAGCTGTTGCCTCATTCGCTGCATCTGTAGCACTTGTTGCACCTATATCAGATAGCACCTCTGATGCACTTCTGCTCTCTAAACCATTTGCAGTAAATCTTGCAAACTCATCATCTGCAACACTAGAACTATCTATCTTCACTGCGTTTGTGTTTGATATACCAAAAGTTAATGAGGCTTGACCACCAATATCACTTAATACTTCAGATGCACTTCTACCTTCTATTGATGTACCATCTACACGCAAGAAATCATTATCAGCTACACCTGATGTAAATACTGGGACATTTGTATTTGATATACCAGTGGCTGCAACTGCGGCTGTGCCTAATCCTAATGTTGTCCTTTGAGCGGCTGCATCTGCATCATCAAGTAACGCTTTACCTGCCGTTGTTAAATCGTATGTTGATGCAGTTCCAGATCCAGTAAATTGTATGCCTTTATCTGCGGCTGATGTTAAACCAGCTAGTGCTTGTAGCTCTGCATCTAATCTTGCATTTGCTACAGTTCCAGATAACTGAGAAGCATCTATAGTTTTATTTGTTAGTGTTTGTGTAGCTGATTCTGATACTAGTGTTGAATTACCACCTGCTGGTAATGTTAGTGTGTTACTAGCCGCTACAGAATGTGGTTGTGCTGTTAATGTTTGTGCATGAGCATTACTAACTTCACAGTAAAATTTAATTTGCGAGGCGGACCCACTATTAGATTTAAGATCAATTAAGCCACCTAAAACTGTCAAATCATCACCGACAGATAGATCTGCACCTAATGTTGCATTACCACTTGCATCTAAAAACACTGATTTTGATGCAGGTATTGTACAAAATATTGTCTTTGTACCAGAACTAAAGTTAACTGCATTATCACTATTAGAACTACTTATAATTGTTGTTCTAGCTAAAGTAGATGAGTCACCATTCAGTGTTCCTAATCCAACTTCAAACTCTGATGTGCCAGGTAGTGTAACTGCGTAGTATGTTGTATTAGAATTACCAACTCCAGAACCAAAAGTCTCAAATCCAGTAACTGCACCAGCTAGTGTAAGTGTACCAGTACCAGTTGTGGTTGTAGTTTCTTTTACTCTGTCGTTTAATACTAATGCCATTATTTAAGCTCTATCGTTAAGTTACCTGCATTAATTCTAAAAATATCACCACTTGCTATTGCCTTACTTGCATCTAATGCTCCAACAAATAATATATTACCGCTAGTAGATGCGTCTGCAAGAAACACATGTGTAATAGTATTGTTTGTGCCACCAGATGCTGGAAACTCAATATTAGCTGCATTGACTGCTGTTTGTGTATCTGTTGAGTCTGCACCTATTGTAGTCCAGTTCGCTGCAGTAACTTGTTGTCTTGCATAGTTTGTAAAGGTTGCCTCTGTTAAGGAACCAGTTTCTGCTGCACTTACTGCCGTTGCAAGTCCTACATAAATACTATCACCAGGCGATGAAAAACTAAGAGAGTTATTTTTAAATATAAAATGTAATAATCGTCTCTCTAGATAATTGGTTGCTGCGTTTGCTGTTGCCATTTTCTACTCCTATGTCCTTGGTACTCTTGGTAGTCCTTGCCTATAAGCATCTTCGTTCTCTCTTGCCTCTCCTAAATCTTTAAGTCTTTGCAAATAAAAAACATAGTTCTTTTCATACTGTGCAATAACATCCGGTTCACCTTTCATATAATAGTAAGCTTCTATTAATGATCCGTAAAGTAAAGCAAATGGTGCATTTGTACTAAGCCATGTTGTTCCACCATCTGCTCCTGCAGTTAGACTTGCAGGCCTATAGTAATAATGCAATTCAAGCGTATAATTAGAGTTTGGTGTTGGTGCTACAATAAAATTGTCTGTGTCAAACCTAGCATAATATTTAGGGAGGCCTGTTGTTGAGGATGCTGGTGTGTATTCTCTTAAATAATTAACATCTTTTTGCAGTAAAAAACTTTCAGATCCAGATGTTGTTATTTGCAAAGAAAATGACGCAAGATAATCACTTGGCACTGATAAAAACTGATCTGATGATGTAAACGCACTTGTAACATTTTTTCTAAAAATGTCTAAATCCACACCTTTAAATATTTTTTCTTCTGCCGCTTTTATAAAGTTTGGCAGATTTGTTACAAAACTAGTTTCACTATTATCTGCATAATCTTGTATAGCCGTTTTTAGTGTTGCAAGTGTAAAGCTCATTAGTTTGTAATTGATGTAGGTCCTGCACTAGCAAGTCCTCCACCACCTTTCTGGGTTATTGTTGCTGTTACTCCAGACGCAAACGAATAGTTGTTCGCATCTATGTTTGTAATTGTAAATCCAGAAGCAGAGTTAATTGTTGAAGCAGATATGCCACCTACACTTAGTGCATCTCTGAATCTTACTGTATCGCTTGTTGATCTACCATGATTTGGTTCATTTACTGTAACAGTTGCAGAACTTGCAGTTGTTGAAAAAGCGTTTAATGGCAATAGATTAGGAACCGCTGTTTCAGTTCTATCAGGTCTAGCATCTCTTATAGCCTCATTATCAGCCCTTACATTTGCAGGCTCTAGTTGTGGATGCTTCTCTTCGTACTCATCTTTACCAACAATAGATCCATTCCATTCTTTGCGAGTGTCTTTAATTTTATATCTAAAACCAGATCTATCAGATATTCTGTAAGCATATTTACCACTAGCAAATGCCATCAACCCACCCTATAATAATCTAATTTAGGCACCACGTTGAAAGCCGACCTATCTCTATCTTCTGCCATTGCTCTATCAAATTCTTCTTCATACACAGTTTTAAGTAACTGTATTCTATCCGGTGCTTTTTTCATAGCTATATAATAAGCCAAACCAGCCGTTAGACAAGGATAAAACCTAAAAGGTATCTCCATAGTATTAACTTGTGCATCAGCGTCTTGTATGCGTGTTAAAGCGTCATAAACAATAACATCTGTGCTGTTCTCCGGCGTGGGAAACAGTTTTAAATTAGGTGTAATTTGTCTGTCTAAAAAATATTGCGTTGGTCTACCAGTTGAAGTTTTGTTTGGTAGATTTAAAAACGCATCACGACTAATTCTAGTCATTGTAAAATCAGTGCCGCTACGTCTTACAACTAAAGATAATATATCAATTAAATCAGTCCCCAAACTATACTCTGAATCACTTGCTGTAAGTGCTTGTGTTCTTTGTTCTATAGTCCATTGATTAAGACCACGATTTGCCCACTCCGCAAGCATTATATTCATAGAACGCCTAGCAGTTTGCAAATCGTAGCCAGTTTTAGCCTCTAAGCCACATCTCTCAAAAGCTTCTTCAATGTACTCAGCGACATCTAACTCAAAGTCTGTAGAGCTTGAGGTTGCCATTAGGCTTTACCACCTTTTCTCATTTTTTTAGCCATGCCACCGCCACGCATCTTCTTAGCCATGCCACCGCCTCTCATCTTCTTAGGTTTTGCTTCGCCACCCATCATCATTTTAGCTGCTTTAGCCATGTCTTTTGACATTGCCATCATTTTTCTTGGACTCATTGCCATTTTAATCTCCTTTTAAGATTGTTATAATATTTTTGTCTTTGCTCATAAATATCTTTAACATTGTACTCATTATAATATTTATCATAATATCCAAGTTTCTTCAATTTATTTGCACTTTCTTGAAGCTTTGTTAATCTCTGTATGAATATCAAAGCATATTCCTCCTTAACAAGTTCTCTGAATGTGCCATCATCTATTAACTCATTTACATCATCATTAGGGTGGAATCCCATCAACCAAATATCATCTTGGTCAAATTTGTTTTCATGTATTAATTTATTTAAGTCTGTTAAATTATCATGAAATGTTTTGTTATCTTCATAATTCATATCAATAACAATTATTAAATCTTTTGAATCGTGAAATTTATTTATTAAAGGATATAAAGAGTCATATTCTTTTTTGTTTTTGAAAGCAAAGTTGACTTTTTTATTATTCCAAGCTGTTTTTGCAAAAGGACAAGATGGTAGATTGTTATAATTTTTGTTAGGTTTTTCTAATGCAAATCTTGACCATTCTCTAATTTCATCACAAATTTGATCCTCAAGATTTTTATAGTCATCCATTATTTTTTCTTTCTACGCCTAACAGCTTGAACTCTTCTCGGCTTACCTGCTGGTTGACCTAATCTTTTTTTCTGTGCTATACGCTTTCTTTTTTCTGATGCAGACATCTCAGATCCGGTTTTTGGAGTTTTACTGGATATTCTTTTAGATGGCCTACAATAAGGCGTGCCTCTTTTCTCACCTTTTTGTCTACCACACTTTTTACCAGTTCTTTGATCTTTCCAGTCTTCTTTAAACCATCGTTTAAGAGCAAGACCAGCTTTTGTTTTACGAACAGCCATTATCTAAACTTTGTTACTTTTCTTCTTTTGTTCATAACCACACCACAACCTCGTGCAATGTTTGGATTTTTTGTTTTTCTTTTACGAGTTCTTCTTGGCACATTTCCACCATTTTTTAACTCAATTACACCACCTTCTGCTTTCTTTTTAGCCTTCTTTTTTTTGCCACCAGTTCCGTAGTTAGCTGCTCCTACTTTCCTGCATTTAGCAATAGCTCCCGAAGCATAAGCTGATGGAAAAACTCTATATCTAGCTTTTACTTTATGATAACAAGCGTCTTTAGGCATAATATCTTCCTTTCAATACTTTCCAACAAGTGCACCAATACTTTCTTTTCATACATTGTGGGCAATCCTTTAATGGTTCACCTTTTGCTCTTAGAACCTCTCCTTTTTTTAGAGGCACAATGTGCTTTTTCAGAAAATCCTTTAGGTCGTTTGCAATTGATTTTCCTCTTTCTCGCATTACTCCACTTCCTTTTTTGGGGAGGCTTTGACACTTGTCGTGCCATTTGTGACCTTCCCATAACCATTTAAATCATCTTATGTAAAAAAGGCGTTATAACAATTAAAACTGCTAAACCCCAAACTTTTACATCTAATTTGTCCAAACTCTTTTCTATTTTTTCATAACGTCTGTTGCACTCAGACTCATGTTTTTCTAATAATTTTAGAACCTCGTCTGCTTTCATGTCAACACTTCCATCTTCTTCTTGCTTGTCTTAATCTGCTATTGGGATCTTTAGCTGCCTTTGGAAACTTCTTCATTTGACCTGCACTTCTAGCACAAAAAGACTTTCTTCTTTTAGCTGCTTTACTTCCCTTTTTTACTTTACCTGTAACGGCAGTTTTAAGTTTACTGCCAGGGTTTTCTCTACGATAACGAGCCACGCCTGCTTTAGTCATCCCCGCTCCACTCTTAGTGGAACGGAAATACTTTTTGGTTTTAGGTGGTTGCTTGTCAGGCTTTCTAGCCATTAGTCATAACTCTTTCTAACTTGCATTATGATTGTATAGCTATCTGCTGATGAATGACCAACTGTTGTAAACATAATATCACCAGTTACACCAGAACTTGCTGGATTTGTTAACCCACCAAATGATGTGTAATCGTGATGTCCACTTTGATTTTCACCCAACTCAATACAAAAGTCGTCTGTTGAAGCATCAAACAAAACTTTAACTTTCATACCATTACACTGCCACCAAATTTTTTCTATGGTTGCTCTAGTACAAGCTTCTCCTCTAACATTTGTTGCTAGAGCAGAAACATCAACTTTTTTTACTGCACTTTCACCTGATCCATCAGAGATGTTGGTAAACTTCAAGACAGCAGTTTGATGTCCATCAACCAAAGTTTGCGAAGTAACTGCGTCTGCCATTTAAACCTCCTATTATTGATCAGCGAAAGTTGGGGCAGTCGTTGATGTTACGTTTCCAAAAATTTGATAATTAGTTGTGTCTTTACCAACAATTGTAACCTCAAATCCTGCTGGAACATTCATTTGAATTTTACTATTAGAATTACCATCAGAAAATACTGAACTTACCTCATTACCATCAGTGTCTAAAAATGTTACACCACCAATAAAAAAGTTTGTGTTTCCTGGTGTTACAATAATAGCATCAGTTGCATCAGCGGCTCCACCTGCATATACAAATTTAAATACTGACCCAGCTATAGGTGCTGGTAATGTGTATGTGTTATCTTGTCCACCATCTGGTACAAGTAAAACTCTTCCACTATGAGTTGCATTTGTGAGAGTTACGTCACCATCAGATAAACTAACTGGTGCTCCACCAAGAGTTGTTACCTCTGTTATTGCTCCAGTTGTTGAATTTTTACTGATAGTTTTAATTGTGCTTTCAGATCTAATAGGACCTGAGAATGTTGTATTAGCCATGTATATCTCCTTGTCTTGGCTGTTGTCGAAGTTAATTCTTCGTCAAGGTACTTTAACTATACACAAAAAAAAGGGGTCTGAAAAGACCCCTTTAAAAATATGTAAATATTTTTATGCGGCTCCAGGAGAACCAAAGACAGCACGAGGGTCTGAAAAACCAAAGGCATAACGCTCTCTAGCTTTATATCTCATGTTGCCTGTATCAAAGTCAGCTTCCATGCTTGTGCTTAATGGTATTCTTTCAAAATACTTGAAACCATTAGGTGCATCTGTCTTGATGAAGAAGGCATCTGTGTCTGTTAAGAAGTGATTAATTGTATAACCCTCTGGTAACATACCCATGTTTCTAATTGCGTTAACATCATTATCAGATGATCCTGGTCTTAATGTAGACTCAAGCAATCTGTCTGCAACAAACTGTAATGCAGGTGGAATAATAAGTTTCATTCCTCTTAATGCAACAATCATGTTTCTCTCATCAACAAAGTTTGAAATGTCAATAAGAGCATTTTCTAATGATGTTTCATTAAGATCTGCTGCAGTTGATGGCTCATTTCTAAATGTACCACCACCACCTAATGGGTGATCTGTTGCACAAAGCTCTTTGCCGTCACCACCTGTGAAGCTTGAATTAAACGCATTGTTTAACGTAGCAGCAGCTTTGACTTGCTTTGTGTGTGCCATTGATCTTGCTAACGCTCTTGTGTATCTAGCTCCAAGCTGATCATACAAATTGTCCTCCATTGCTTCTTCTGTCAATGCAAAAGCCAATGCAATAGTTTCCATTGTATATCTTGAAGTATATACTTCGTTTGCAGTATCAAAGGTCACTCCGGCACCCTCTGATTTAGTTGCAGCATTTCCAAATCCTGCTAACATTACCTCTTCTTCAAAGGCTCTGTCAGATGACTCAGTCTCATAGATTTCTAAATGCTCTTGATCATAACGATCATATTCCATACCGAATAAAGCGTTAAGACCAGGTTCTAGTTCTTTAACTAGTTGTGCTCGTGATATAGCCATAGTTCAACCTCCCTTAC